TTGCAAAATCATACGCTTCCATAAACCTTTTGCTATCAAGGTTATGCCCATTTGCCAATTCCCTCGCCAACCTAAGATTTTTCATAGCTTCTTGGCAGCAATCTCTTACTTTCATCCAGCGTTGTAATTCGTTAAATTCATCTAATGATAGCTTCATTCCTGTACCTCATCATCAATTTCAACTGAATTTTCAAATTGTGAACACCAATGTTTACAATAGGCAACGCATTTTTCTTTCAAGCAAGGTCTCATCTTTTGTACTGTGTAATCTCCTTGACCAACTAACACCGATTTTACTTCTTCTCTAGTTATTAAAAGCGGACAATATTTAATCATTCCTGTACTTCCTTTCTGTAAAAACGATTTTCTTCATAATTTACCCAATCTACATTCCCTTCTTCATCAATCAAAAGTAATTGTTTATATTCTTTATCAATCATATAAATGATTTTCCACCCACAAACTATTTCATCATTATCATATATCGGATAACCTTTATTCAATTCTTCAAACTTCAAAGGTGGATTATTGAAATGCTCATAAATAAGATTCTTTAATATTTCTATTTGCTTTACATATGCGCAACGTCCAAAAAGACCATATTCAGAATTTATATATGACATAGGTAGATTACATTCGATATCTCTTAACGCTTCTAAGCATTCTTCTTTAGTCATTCTTCCACCTGCTTTCTGAACAATGTTCCTTCTTTAAAGTCCATGTAATATCCATAAACGGAATGGTTAATAATTCTTTCTCCGTATCTCAGTCCTTTTACAGGTTCCCAATCCAATGGCTTAAATAAATATATCCATGATTTTGAAGGTTCATACCAGTACCACGTTTTTTCCTTAAGTTCTTCAAACTTCAAAGGTGGATTGTTTTTTAATATGTCTAATTCTCTTCCATATTCATCACATTTTTTAACATGCCATCTCATTCTATCGAACCACTTATTCACTTCTTCTTGACTTGAAAATATCAAATTAAACGCTTCTTCTCCCATGCAATTTTTAAGCCAATTAATTTGTGGATTGTCAAAGTGTTCTTCAATTAGAGAGTTTAAGGTACAATAATCTTCTTTAGCTTTCCCACTAGTTCTATAATCGGAACGTGCCACTCCTATATTGCATAGGATGTTGTTTAACGCATTTTCACATTTTTCTTTAGTCAACATTTCCCATATACTCCAATTCTTTTAAAAGTTCTTGTTTCTTCTTTTCAAATTCCTCGTTTACTAATGCTTCGATATCACATTTCCTACGTTTAAACCATTTTCGTTTGAATTTAGTTACAGTTTCTCTGTATGTTTCTTCACTGATATCGCAATCAACATACCATTCCAAATCATGCAGGACTTCAACTAAATCTTTCATCATTTCATTTAGTTCTGAATCTAGCATTTCTCCTACATAGGTATATTCAACCGTTGAATATCCATAGTTATAGCTTCCACCACTCATTCAAATGCCCTCCAAGTTTCATCATCTTTGATATCCCATGCTCCTGGAATTTGTTCTGTAATAATACAATGCCCTTCTGAATCACCAAAAGGACAGTAGCTACATTCAGGGTACTGTTTACGACAAGTACCTCTTAAAACGTGTAAAGCCTTTAATATTTCTTCTTTTGTGTGTTTCATGTGTTATCCTCTTTCTTGGAAAGCCATATTGATAGCTCTTATGATTTCGTTTCCTAAGCAGACTTCTCCGTCTATGTTCATTTCATCTTTGATAACACAAGTCATAGTACTTAACTGGTCGCCAGTCTTTACGTTATGTGTAAACAAAATAGACAGTCCGTCTTTATAAAAAAGGAAATCTCTTGATTTAGGTTTTTTCTCATAATCAAATCCTAAATAATTAAATTCTTTGATAAATTCAGGAGTTTCACTTCTAACCATTTTGTTAAAACAGAAATCCCAAACTTCTTTAGCTAGTGAAACGTTATTGCCTCGTATGTTGTAACTATCTGCATACTTCTTTTTGTAAAGCTCGAATGTTTCGTCTTTCGTTCCAATCTTTCTCCACTTCTTTAAATTTTGAATATAACTCATCATAGAGTGATAAACATTCTTCTTTTGTTGCTTTAGATAATCAACTGTTTCTTGTTTAAACCGCCCATCATCATAAAACGGAGAATATGAATAGTTGTAATATGACATGATTTATTGCCCTTTCTGCTCCTCTTTCTTCTTCAATGCAAAGATATAATCTTTCAAAATCTTCTTTTGCAATTCACATATTTCTTCTTGTGTGTGTTTCATAAATCCTCCTAAACATTTTCAAAATCAGTAAAGATAGACATTTGTCCTCGCTTGTCAATTCCGTTTAGTCTGTCTTGGCAAATCTTGAAATAATCTTTGTCAATTTCAAAACCTAGAAAATCAATCCCATTTTCTTTGCAAGCAAGACCCGTCGTTCCACTTCCCATGAAAGTATCAACCACTCTTGTTTTGACATTTGATATTCTTACAATCCTACTCATTACTTCCAATGGCATTTGACAAGGATGATTGTATTTCTCACGGCTCACGTTCTTTACTTGATTGATTTCCCACCAATCGTATAGACTGCATCCCCCCCCGTTTAAAATTAGTTCTTGAATACGTTTATCGTTTAAGTTTTTGTATTCTTGTTTGACTAAAGATAAATCGGGTTTAAATTTGTAAAAAGCAATATCTCTGTGTTGTTTCCCAGTGTTCGAGTTATAAACCCATGCAATTACTTTTTCGGGTGGATAGCCTAATCTGATTGATAATTTGTGTAACTGCTCGGGGTAGTGAATAACAACGCATTTTCTATCGTGCAACAATTCATACAACATATCGTAATAATCTGTTTCATTCATATTGTCTTTGTATGTGTTGTACTTATAACCGACATTGAATGGTGGGTCTATCACGATAACATCATCTTCATTCAATAAATCGAAATGTTTTTTATAATCGTCATTAATTATTTGTACACTCATTTACCAACATTTGGAGAAACTCATGAGTTTTATGTCCGGACAACTCTTTTTCTCCTTTCTGTTTTTATTTCTGATTCTGTAATTCTTCCCTTAAAATAATTTCATTTGTTCATTCTTCTTCAATCTGTAACCAATTCGCCTGTATTCGTCATAAACAGGTTTCCAAAGTATTTCGCATTGTTTTCTTTCGGCAGGTAAATATCTTGCCATTGTTTCTAACTGTTCTTGTAGGTCAATGGCGAAAGGGCAACCTTTACCGTATTCTCCATTATTTCTAATGGTACTGACTATTTCTTCACCTTATTGGTGCTATGCACTTCGTGTTGTGACAAAATCAACACTACTCTACTTGATTATATCTTTCGATATTCTTTCGATAGTCGATACACCTTTTCTATTAAATAGAACTTGGCACGAGATTACCATATCTTTATGACTTAGGCTTCCTCGTTAGCACTCTTTAGAGTACACCGCTTTATCATGCGTTCACATAGTTTATACAGGGCATAACGTTCGTCCACCCTGTCCTTTTAAAATTGAATGGCTCATAGTAAAGTCTGCATAGTTTTATATTTCTTGATTCGATATACCATTCCATGAAATCGTTTGATACTGGATTTAATGGCTTAAATTTTTTTAAATTGTTGCTTGAATCAAACACTACGCAACCTTTTCTATTAGCTCTCTCCCCCCCCTCTGCCGTCCGTAAACCGATTATTGCAACAGTTCTTCTCGATTGTTTTTCGTATCTGTGTACGGTTTTCTTTTTCAGTTCGTCGCAACATTTTTCGCTAACTTTTAATTCAAAATCATCTGTAAATTGATAAAGCAATGATTTGGGGCAAGAAAATTTTGATAACGTATCTTCAAGCCTTAAACCTTTAACATATCTGTCTACCGCTTTTGTCATTCCGCTATTTTGATAAATGCTCAGTTTATGAGCGTGTTCTTTAGATTTAAAAGGATAGCCTTTTTGTTTTAGCATTGAGGGAATATGAACATTAGAATTTACAATTTGTATTCGATTGTCTGACTTCTGCATTTGTTTAACAAACTTCAAAATATCGTTGTATTCAATTCCAGTATTGATATACACTCTAGGGATTTTGTTGTTTGGCAACGCCTCGTCTATGATGTAATGCAAAACTGTACTATCTTTTCCGCCACTGAAAGAAATATAGAAGTTTTCTTCGCCATACTTATTGATTGTGTTTCGTATGACTTCTAAACGATCAAATAGGACCAAATCATTTAAATTCATTGAAGCCTCCCTAAAACAACCTTGGTTGTTCGTTATACATACTTCTTAATTCTTCGTAACCATTTGTCCAAGTCGCATCGTATATTTGATTGCCTACCTGATACATCGAATAACTGTTATATCTATCAGGCTTTACAAATGTCTTAGCTAACAAACACACATGACCATCTCTTTCAAACCAATAATCATGATTCATAATCTGCAATGTGTATCTGTCGGCAGGATATACTTCAACTTCTTCCTGACTGAACAAATTTTTTGCAAAAATCTTATTGTCCATTCAAATACTCCCTGAATGAGAAATGGAATTTTTCAATAACTTCAATCACTTCTTTGAGTGTCATTGTCTTTTCTCGCACTTCTTCTAAAAGAATTTTATGTAGACACCCCTTTAAAGCCGTCTCTAGGCTTGGATAGTAGCCAACATTGTCTTTCCTGATATATTTCTCCTTGGTGTCTTTTTTCTCGGCTTCTACTTGCTTCTGCAAGATGAACTGTGTTCCGTCTGAAATGACCTGATATTTTTCGTTTATTATTACCATTTCACTCTGCCTCCTAAATTTTTAAGTACCACAAGCTCTTAAAGCGAATTGCTTTTAGATATTCCTGAACTTCTGCTAGTGCTATCTCATTTTTGAATGTATCTATCTCATCCATCAATCGACACGCTTTTTTAAGGCTTGCAAGAAGTTCTAGCTCCTTGTTTTTCACACTTCCACCTCATCGTCTTTAGGAACAAACTTTTTAAACACATTGTAGTATCTTCCAGTGTTACCTAACGCTCGTTTTGCAATTGCCATTGCCAATCCTTTTTCTTCATCAAACTCATCACCATGTGCTTTAACAACTGTTTTTGTTCCGTCTTCCCAAAATACAATGGTTGCTGGATTGTTGAAGATAACACGCTTGATTTTGAAAACATCTTGCAAAACCATCTCCTCGATTCTCTCATCAATAACTCCAAGCGTTTTGATAGGACTGTCAATAGGAATGTTAAATGGAAATCCAGCGTCCCTTGTTCTGTTAATTTTATCTAAATCAAATAAAATCATTTTTACTCCTCCTCGATTTTCACAATCGTATATTCTCGTTTTAAATTTAGATGCCTTGCGTAATAGTTTCGTACTCTTTTCTCAGGCACTTTTAAGTAGTTCGCTATTTGTCGAACACTGCCAACAAACACGCAATCATCTTTTGTGTTGTACAAAGCATAGGCGCATAGTCTTTCATTCGGTTGTTTCTTTCCTGACATATTCATACCCCTCTTGTTGTGGCATTGGTTGATAGTCTTTGATAATCGCTTCTTGCATAAATAGTGCGAATCCAAACCATATCAGATACAACACAATGCCAATTGCTACTTTTCTCATTCGATAAATCCTCTGGGTTCTTGTCGTAATTCTAAGAATTGCTTTTCTAAACCAGTTTGTCTTGATATCTCTAAGAGATTGAGCTTTCCAGATAGATAATCTTGTTTCTGTTGATTGATTTCACGCTCGTAGTTTTCTAACAATTCTTTTCTTAAAAATTCACGTCTAGTTTCATCTGCTTCGCCTAGTCTAGTGAGAAAACTCGTTCCACCATAGACTTTTCGTAAGAACAAAGGCAAACTGTTGTAATTCTCTTTTGCCGTTCCGTATGTACGAGAACACTTTTTGCAAGCAACTCGCCATACTTTCTCAAAACTAGGTTGTGGAAATTGCGTGTCCTTTAGAATTTGTTGTTTCAGTGCTCCAATTAAGTCTGCAAAACTGTAAATCGGTTCACGGCTAGAAATAAGTTCATGTAATGCATTATGGACTTGTTTGCCAGTGAAGTGGGAGAAGTGAAGTTTTAAAGCGTTTGCGTTTGCTTGCATTTCTTCTTGTGTTGGATTTTCTATCAAAACTTGTTTTCCACTATACAAACTTCTTATTTCTATCAATAACTGAACACATTCTTTATCCGTCATTCTCTTCTGCCTCCATTTGTTTTAACCAATCTAAATATGGATTGTTGCTTTGTTTAGATTGTTTAACTTGCGTTGTGTAGTTGCCTTTATCTTGTTCTTTCGCTAACCAATTGTTTATGAATTTTTTTACACCACGTTTTGTTTTACGTTTAGTAGGATTCGATAAACTCCAACCTCTCATTTTTCTAAGTTCCGCCATAACATCTACGTTAGGATATAAACTTTGCATTTCTTGAACAAACTCAAAATAGATTGGGTATTCAGAATTATCATTCAGTGGGATATAGATGACGGCTTGTTCTGATTTATCAGTACAAGCTATATTACTTATATCTTTATCTATATCTTTATCTATATCTTTATCTATATCTAAACCTAAATCTATATCTGCGTTCTCCACTTGTTCTCCACTTGTTCTCCGCTTACTTTCAAACATTTCAATAAGTTTCGTATCGTCAACAGAAGTACCTTTATCGAAAGAATAAGAATTGTTTTCTTTGAGTTTTAACATTTTCTTTTCGTCTGTGTAGACCGTTTCATGATACCTAGATTTAGATAACGTATTATGCATACGCCAATGTTTGATAACGATAACTCCGTTCTCGAATGTAAGGAGGAATCTCTTAGCGATTAGAAGTTTTAAATCATCTTCGCTTGCCCCGACTAATCGTTGTATTCTTTTTGGGTTTCCAACAAATCCGTCATCATCTGCTCTCATGTTTAAGTGAAAGTAAAGACATTGAGCGGACAACGGCATATCCAAGAAAGCGTCTGAATCAACGATTTTGATATTAAACATTCTCTTGTTCGCCATTGTTTACTCCTTTGATTCGCATACATTTTTCTTTAAAAACAAGTTTTCATTGACATAGTCTGCAAATTCTAAAACTCTCAAAATTTCACCTTTTGATAAATTATCTTGATTTTCTAAGACATAATCGCTTGCTTTCACTTTAATGTCGTTAAAATCTATTGATACGCTAAATCCAATTTCCATTTTTTTCACTCCTTCAAAAATTTATCGTGATAAGTAACGGCCACTGCCATAGCACTCCAAATATCTTTTTTAAATCCGTAGAAGTAACCAGGATTCTTCTTTGTTCCTACCTCTCCAAAACGATCGATTAAGGCTTGTCTAATGTTTGAATCTTTAGCTTTTGTAGAATGACACAGACACATCTTTTCTTCCATTCTGTAAATTAAAGTAGGTTCTATATGCAAATCTCTTTTCCCCGATTCAATCAATCGCCCTATGAAATAACAAGTTTCAAAAACACTTTTTCCGACTGCCATTCCGTAGCTTTGGATTCCCTCGATAGCAAAATAGTCAATGCTACAACCATATTTGTAAGCCCAAACAGTTAGAGCACGCAGTAAAACTGGGTTTAACGTTTTCCCTTTTTCAATAACCCTAGATAAATCGTTTTCAACTATTACATAAGCCGATTCAACGTTCCCTGGGTCAATGGCTAATATCATTTACTTGCCCCCATTCTCATATCGAATTGCCTCTAACAGTTTCTTCCAAGAATTACAGATGTTCTCTGCACTGTTATAAGCGTTTTTAAAGCGTGTGAGCTTGCAATCTATCTCTGCCAAGGTATTTCTATCCCCCAACAGTTTTTGTTCGGCTATGCCCTCGAAATAAGCCATAGCGGGCATTTTACAGTTAGGGTTCTTGTTTTGATATTCATCTCTTGCCAAATATGCCTCAACTTTTGCCTTTGCACTGATTTCATCTTTCAGTTTGTTTCTCTCTTTCGTGTACCTTGCGATACATTCCCCAATCAAAAACAACTGGTTAGATATGTTCTCAATGTTTTTTGCGATTTCGTATGGTACGTCAGTGTTGTTATTGATACACGAGATGAAATAGTCCATTTGGTTTTTGATTTCTTCTTCCGTCCAATTCGCCATGTCAAACGGATTGAACATATACACGTTCTGTCCATCAATTAGCATTTTCCATCACCAACTTTCTTTGTCTGTACTCGGTATAGATACTTGAAGTGTTTCCGTATCTATTTCTGAATTTTTCGATATAGTCTGTTTTGAAAACTTCCATAAATTCTTCATGACTGTATCTATCTTCAAATGCCATTTGACACATGGCTTGAATTCGTAACTCTAAGTTTCTATCGTTATGGATTGAGTAATTTGTCTGATTATGCCAATCAGGTCTTAACCATATCCAACAACCATACTCAGTAGACTTATCACGGAATGCACCTCTGTATACGTGGTGTATACAAAGGTTTTCTTCACGTGGTTCTCTAGTAAAGAAGCATTCCTTGATTTGTCCTTGTAATAGGTTTTCTTTATACGAGTGATTCATTATTCATCACTGGCTCTGCTTGTCTGTCAGGTTCAAACTTTGGTTCAGAAACATTTTGTTGATGATGTTTTAGTGTTTCATCAGGAACTTCATTTACTTCTGTTTCAACTACTTTTTCAGTATCGAAATAAACAGGTGCTTGTTCTTCTGATTCCTTGTATGACATATCGTTTTCGTATGCGTTCTGCATTTCAATCGACATGATTCCCCACTTAGAAATCAACTGTCTTAACATGGTTTTGTATGCCATGCCATCAAAGTCTTTTTCCCAAAATGTATAACCCTTTTTAGCTCTGTACCCTTGGCTATATTTCATTGCGTGTTCTTCCATTTTCTCTTTAGACCAGTACATTGTTTTTCTGAATCCATTGACTAATTCAAACATTGCATAATATCCAATCGTTTCTGCCTGCTCACGTTCTCTTTCGTCTTGAATAGGGGTTACTTCGATTTCTTCATTGAATGGATCATAATTGATTAATTCTCCCTCTTTAACAGAAACAACATTAATTCGTTTGTACTGTCCTGAACGGATAGCCAATTGGATGTACCCTTTGTAACCCAACTGGAATGTAGAAACTCGTCTGTTATTCTTACGATCGTTGAATGGCACCATGTAGTAATGCCCTAATTGAGGACTTGGAGATAGATTCAAAGATTCTCCAATAAGTCCTGCACTTACTGTTGTTGCAAAATCACAAGTCTGTAATTCAGGATTAGAATTGACTGCACTAATGATGCTTGTAACGAATTTCTTCCCTCGCATCTCACTTCCCAAAGTCTTGTAAATATTGCTTACTACTTTTGAATTCTTAACGTATTGAGCGAATGTCGGTGTTCCATTCTCTTTCTTTGCTAAACTGTTTTGTACTTGCATCTTATAACTCTCCTTTGCTTGTTACCTTGAATGTAAATGTTGTGTTATTTTTCAAATCAATTAATGTCTTTGTAAGTTCTAATAATTGTTCACGTGTTCCCTCGACTCTGAACTCTGCCCAATTTGTGTTTTGTTCTACAACCTTATTTTCAGGCTCGTTAGGTATGCTCTGTTCAAAATGTAAAGGTTCTTGAACTATTTGTTCTTCCTTTTGTTTTTGTCGCTCTACAGACTCTCTGATACGCTTTAAATCGTCTGCTTTAACTTTGGCACGCATTAAATCGTAATCTTGGAAATACACTTCCTTGATTTGAGCGATATCTGTTTCATCATTAGGTAAGAACGTTTCCATAAAACCTAAGTCCTGAATGATTTTGTCATAGATAGCATTCAGGTCTTTTTCAATGGATTTATTTGAAGTTGTTTTGTTCAACCATTTCTCATTGAATTTTGGAGTTAAGTCATAATGTTCTCCATTGCCTTTGCTATCTAGAAGTGTTTGCCATGCTTCATAGATATGTTTACGTTTTTCTTCTTTTAAGGTATCTTCAATATCTGTGATACCTTGTCCTAAACTGTCGGCACATTGTTTGATTTTTTTCTCAATGTCCATGATGTTTTTCTTGTCCTCTTTCCATTCTGAGAACAAATCATCTTCAACACGTTTCCTTTCATCTGAAACCATCTTCACAATGGAATTCAATTGAGCGCGGTCTTTCTTTGCCTGCTCATACGTGTTTTCTGTAACAACGTAGTCATAATGTTTCAGTCCATTGTCAATGTTCACTAACAATTCCTTAGCGTTTGTAACAACCTTGCCATTCAATACTGTTGCTTCTAATTCAAATTTCATCTAATTCTCCTTTTTCATTCTTATATATCGCATACAATTTCCCTATCGAATCTTTCATTGAATTATAAGTGTTAAATAAATGTTGATTTATGAAATTTTCACTATAATTTTCTTCAAGATATAATCCAACGTACTTAATATTCTCTAAATCCTTGTATAAAAGATTTATATTATGCTTCACGTATTCTAAGCTTTTTTCTGATAACATTTTTTTCCTTTCTAAAGTTCAAATTGTATTTTTGGCTCGATATCTCCAATGAAATATGTCTGCCAATTCTTATGTCCTGTTTCGATAATGTATTCGATATCGTCTAGGACTTCTTTTCTTTCAATGTGATATTGACGAATGGATGCATTTCCATCCATGAATCGTAGCTCTGCGATTAAATCCACAAACTCATATCCAGTAACAATCAATCCATGTAATACCTGAACAAAATATGCATCAGGAATTTTGTTATCCCAATTCCTTAGCATTTCTGAATTGCGAATGAATGATGTTTTTATTTCTAGGATTCCAGCTCTTGCTCCATCCCAAATCAAACCATCAGGCGAATATGACATCCACTCGTATTTCTTGGAATAAAGGATTGCGTTTTCTTCGTACTGAACATCCATTGTTGGATGCTTTACTCTGAACATTTCTCTTAGAATTGGCTCTAATGCATTTCCATAGCGAATTGCTTCGTTGTCGATTTCCTCAGTAACTCCTTTTTTCTTCTTTCTCCATAAATCCCTGAGCGATTGATATTTGTTTATACCAATCAAAGAACTGGCTTCACTTCCACCAATTCTTGTTTCTCTTGCTTTTAGCCATTCTTCACGAGAATTGAGCTTGATGAATTCAAACTCGTTATTGCTTTCGTATAAGTTCATAATTTGCATCCGTTTCACTGATTAAAAATTTAATACTTCCACCAATGATTGCTTCGGCTACTCTCTTGTCGAAAAATTCTTTCTTTGCTTCTATATCTGAAATCAGTAGACTTGTAAGAATAAATGACATTATGAACGGATTTTCAGGAATTGTTATTGTTATCGTTCCTTTTTCACTATCTGTTTCAACGTAATCACCAACGATTATATCTTCATTCGTGAAGTTTGTATTCTCCATACGTTACCTTTTCTCCTCTCTTATTCACTTCGTGCTTGTATATTGTTTCAATGACATATCCCTCGGCTCTTAAATCTGCGATACGTGCAGACAACCGATAGATACCTAGTTTTTCAAATGCTTCTGCTCCAGTTATACTTCCATGTTCTTTTAGATGTTGCAGAAGCAAATCACACTGAGATGGTTTACCTTTCATATTTCAACCCCCAATCCAAATCTCAGAAATACAAATATCGAAAACACTAAGAGTGCGATAATGACTGAAATTGAGATGGAAGCAAACACCTTGAATTGATGAATACGTTCATTGGTTTTCTTGATGCGTTGTTGATGATTGTAATAATCGAACTTGCCCCAATTGACATTTCCAAATTCAGGAATTTCAAATTGTTGTTCCATAAGAGCTTCATATTTTTTAGTAGCAGTTGATTTTCTTGTTGAAGTCCTTGTAGAACTCTTAGTAGCAGTAGTCCTAGTCATAGTTATCACCAAACGCATCTTCCCCATTCAGGAAGTCCTTGCACGCATGAATCTTAGCTAATGAATAGTTGTAATTCATGCTATCTTTGATTGAGTTCATCCAATCTTCCATTTCATCTTCGGCACATTTGATGGCTTTAATTTCATCGTTCTCATCCATGATTTGATAAAGAATGCTTAACATCTCGTAATAGGTTGAGATGTATTCAGGATTACTTCTCTTTTCCCAATCGTTGAATGAATCGTCTGATTCGATAAATGAATCAATGTGTTTGTTATCTTCGATATCCCTAAGTTGTTGTAATGTCATCATCATTTCCCCCTTTTGTTTTCTATGTGCTATAATGGAAATGGCTTTATTTTTGAGCCATTTACCTCATGAGTTATCTGTCGGTTTGGTCGCCTAAGCAGATAACTCTTTTTCTTTTTCCCTAATTGCCTGCTTTAAATTAGGATAATATTTCAAGAATACGGATTTAGGTATCACGATTCTTGACAGATGCTTACATTCGTATGTGTCGCTCCATCCTGATAATGTTCTTAATTCTAAAATCACTTCATATGCTTTTCCTTTGGAACATTTCAACAGTTCCATAATTTCCTTGTACCCTAGATAGCTCATACGAATAAGCTCCAAAGTAGCAGGCATAACGTAAGAATCAGGAATACTGTTAAACGATCAATTTTGGAATTCATTTTGTGAATTTCCTCTCTCGTTTGAATGTAATCATCAGATAGTTGCTTTAACAAAGTGGTTGTTTTCTTACTGAACTCGGTATTCACTTTGTTAAACTGTCTTTGTTTTGCGATAAAGTTATTGGTGTTGGTTTGAAACAACATTTCCAATTCTTTATCACTCATAAATTCGGTTTTTTCTTCCATGTTTCATCTCCTAATCGTGCGTTAATATGTAGATGCAAATGAACTCTACAATCACGCATATGAATAAAAACGTTTCTGTGAAAGTCATAATTCTCCTTTTATTCGCTCGTATCGAACTTATTTTTTAAAAAAATTAATCAACTTGAATTTTGTTGATATCTACATTAAAGGTTTCACAAATCTTAACAACCTCTAAAAACGTAAATGGAGAACGTCCTTGCTCTTTCTTTTGATACGTTCCTAATGGCATATCAAGTTTAAAAGCCATTTGTTTTTGAGATAAATCATTAAGAACTCTAACTTGTTTTATTGTCAGTTTGTCCATTTTTACACCTCCAACTATTTGCTCTAAGCTTACTGACAAGTAAATTATACGCTATGAGCGAGCCGTTTTCAACCCTTTTTGTTATTATTTTAATTCTTTTTTTGTTCACCATAAGCAAATTTATGATATATTATATGTAGATAAGGTATTACCAAAATATGCAGGTAAAAATATATGACAGAACAAGAAAAAATCGGTACTTTTTTGTGTGCTTTATTTTACGAGTTATAAAAAAATAAAAAAAATTTAAACTTTTTTTATTGAATTTGTACCTCGTTGTACTCTACTGTACTTAACTATGCTTTACTGTACCTTATTGTACATTTGACAACTATTTTTTAAACTGTATAATGAAAGTACAAAGATATGAAAAAGCACATTATCAATTCTTTGTATTTCTGCTTTCTTGAAAACTAACTATAAATCTTTTAGAATGAAAGTACAAAGATATAAATAAATGGGTTTCAATCTTTGTATTTCTGTTTGCTCATGTTGGCGCATGAGCTTTTTTTTTATGTCTTAACAAAAATAAAAGAGCCTATTCAAGGCTCTTAAAACAAAGAAAATTTAAGATTGAAAACTTAGAAAATGAATGTGAATTGCCGTTAATATGAAAATATCTGACTTTCGCCATACATAACACTTGATCGTGTATATTCAGACACATTGAGAATAAGTCTGAGCTATAAGTTGCGACCTTATAGCTTCTTACCCTTTTGAACCAACGAGGGGAATAATACCCCCAACTTTCACTCGTCTTTCAGATCTAATAATTTCCTGTTAGCTTCGTTATCTGTAGAAATCGTTCCTCTACGCACTCTGAGCTACTTGTACCTGCTACTTGTCTTATAGTGTATTTCTACACATCACGTGCAATGTCTTTGTTGGGTATTTCCTACATTGGCTTTATATAGCTTCCCACTATATCGCTTGTAGGAGAGGACGTGTTTCCACGACTTTTTATTGCAGACACGACAAGTTCAGTTCCTTTACATATTTCAAGGTATGCACACGTGGTTAAGTTTGAGGTTTCCTCATTCAGGATATATATTGCTATATATCCAACTTCTTCCTGATAAACTATCGTTTCATCAGGCAATAAGCCTTGTTTAGCCACGTTCCATGCAAGTTGACACCTCTCTTCACATGGTTGACATTTTCATATCAAAGAACAATTACGAGGGTATTTTAACACCTGAAATTGCCGAAGTGAACTATCATAAAAAGAAAAAAAGCACATTTTTTTCATGTGCTTTTTCTCCATGGAAAATTTTGCTAGACCGAGTTCGTCTGACACGAAGGATAATCAGAACACGTATATTATAAGCCTAAGATATGCGAAAAGTCAACTATACAAAAGAAAAAAGATGCATTTCTGCATCTCTTCTCTGAAAAAGAAAGGGGTTAAAATAGGAATTAAATAAAAAGTATAATTTTACAATCTAAGGATTGCATAGATATTATAACCCCTCGTATTTAGTAAAGTGAACTATGCTTGAATCAATTTTATGAATTTTTGTTTTAATCCAAATTGATATCCATGTTCATGAAGTCAATAATTATGATGCATAAAAAACTACCCTCTTTTTGAAGGTAGTTTTTATTTACACAGTCAAAATAGTTTTTACATCAAATTACTTAAACAGGTTTACAATTTTTTGAATTAACTTTGTCGCCCATTTCAGGAATGAGTTTAAAGCTTTCAAAACAATGTTTACCAACCCAATATCCAACTTTTCATCATCTTCATCTGTTGGGTTATCAGGTTCACTAGGTTCTTGTGGTTCATCAGGTTCTTCAGGTTCTTCAGGTTCAACTGGATTAGACTTAAAGTAGTCAACTTCGTGATATGCAACATCTTTATCAATTGGTGTTGAGGTATACTGATGCATGACACCTTCGGCAGAAAAATCTCCTTGACAAGTACCATCATTCGTTCCCCAATTGGCAATCCATTTTGGATATCCATTTTCTTCAATCATTGAATCAAACCATGAACTAGATGCATATACACCTGTAAAATATCCACGTTTTTTGAAGAAATCACAGAAAACCTTACAAACCATTGAGCAATGCTCTTTGTTCAAATATCCATTTTTCTGTTTCCAACCATCGGCATCTTCCATATCCATCCATACACCCATCTTGATATCTCTATCTTTGATCAGATTGTATGTGTATTCTGCTTGCTCAAGTGCAGTTTGTTCATCACCACAATAGTCATAGCAGTATACACCATATGGAATGCCTAATTTATCTAGCTTATCGGCGAATGTCTTGAACTTCTTATCTTCTGTCGTCCACCAATTCGCACGCAAGATAACAAAATTGTATTGTGAAAAGTCAATGTTTCCGTTGTTGTGTTCAGACAAATCAATTCCTTTCATCTTAACACTATCAGGAAATTCTTTTGTAGGTTCACTTGGTGTTTCAGGTTCACTTGGTTTATTTTCTTCTTCAGGTGCAGTAAATGTTGCCCAAGGGTCTTCACCTTGTTTCTCGCTTCCACTAACGGCTACAAAACAACGAATACTAGGGTCATTCTCATATAACCATGAAATATATCTATGTCCGTTTCCTACCCATTTTTCTGTATATCGTTGTGTTTCTCCTTTTACATAGCTTCCAAACTTCGAACCAGTTGGACTATCTCTATGACAAATAATAGGTGTATCGTTTGTAAAATGTGCAATACCATCTTCTTGAATGAGTTGGCTAGGGTCATAGCCACTTGTTGTACTACCACTACCTGCATTGCATTTTCTCCAATTCCCTGCCATAGGTGTTATGATATTTGTATCGTCAACATAGAATGTGTCATCTACATAACTTTCAGTAGCAGTAAAAGTATATATGCCATAGGAATTATATGCCATATTACCATTCGCAGACTGTGTGAATTCGATATGCAAATGAACACCATTTGCTCTACCTGCATCACCCATATTTCCTAACTGTTGACCTTGTTTAATAACCATGCCTACATACGCATTAAAGGTGTTGTCATGGACTGTTTCAAAGGTAACAATACCAAAGTACCCATTTGGACAATGTACCTTGTTAACAGTCTGCCAAGTGGCTTCTCCGTAGCTTGGAATGGTCTTAATACATTTAACAGTGGCAGGTGCATAATAAGGTGCTCTATATCCTGCAGTTCCACTTGCAAAATCGACTGCTTTTGTTCCTAAATGTGTTCCGACATTTTCTACCTGCGTAATCTTAAACTCGGTCATAGGACACATAAAATATTCATATCCATCACTAGCGACATATGTTTTATTCGGTTTCATAAAATCTCCTTTCAAGGCATGAAAAAAAGGGCAAACTTAAAAAAAGTTGCCCTTTTGTTTTGCCTATTTATTTTTAATTTGTGTTAACTCGTGTTAACGTATCTTACCTGCTTCATTGAATAATCGATTTTGAATCTCTTCTTGACATTCCTTGATTTCTTTTGTGTTGTTTCCGTCAAGGTCATGCGTTAATAAAGCGTGTAAGGATTTTAAGAACAGTGAATTGATTTCGGCTTGTTCTTCTAAGGATTTATCATCTTGCGTTAAGAACTTGTTTATTTTTTCCACTTCTTTCTCTAACCTTTCGATACGAACGTTTATATCGTTTTTCGGTTTCTTCATTGTTTGATAGAAGTTGTAACAAACACTAAATGCACTAAGAATACAACTTAATGCAACAAGTTGTGTTATCGTTTGTGATAAATCAAATAGTTGTGCTCCATTCATTAGGCTTTATTGAAACCATCGTTAAAACCACATACTGCACTCTCAATCAATGTCTCAAGTTCGGTATTGGAAATGGTTATTCCTTTCTCTTGTAAAAGTTTGCTTGCCCTTTCCAATGCCTTTTCTAATTTCTCCTCGCCATGAATATCTTGATAGACTTGTTCGACATACTGAACAGTTGTATTGACAACATCTTTTTTGGTTTCGTTGTCTACATACTTGTTATATAGCTTTTTGACATATTGCCCTGCATACATCAAGCCACATCCAACAACGACTGCAATGAAGTCTACTAGACTTGGCATAATCTGATTTAAGAATTCCATTGTTTTTCTCCTCTCTATTGTCAAATGACAATTCTATGCGTTAACGATGCTTTCGTTAATAAATTTTCCGTAATTCATATTAACCTCCTCTTTTTGCAGAATAAGTAACCTCATTCCAACACCCAGTATCTATCACAGTGTTAGGGTAGTAGCTATTAAGTGCTTTGTATTGTGCTTGGATTTCTTCGGGTAATGGTTCGAAAGTTGGTTCTTGCAACTGTGTATAAAATTCAACATCATCTTTTATTTCTGCCCATTTACCATTGACTAAAGTTTCAATTTCTTCTTTTGTATAATCTCCGTCTGCTTTTCTCGGCGGTGAAATATACAATCCCAAACCAGTAACAGCGAATGCCCAACTAATACCATTAGCACTGTTATTTCCCCACGCTTTCCAAACAAAATGGCTTGATAATGATTTATAAGCTCCATCTTTTGAATTTGATTCAACAAACGCTGAAAAGCTTGCTGTTCTGTTTGGCTTGTCTGGTGTTTGTCTAAAGGTTAAATTTTCTTTAAAAGTCGGTCTGATTATGTTTCTAAGAGTTCCAATAATTCCATCTTTTTCTGTGATTACATCAGCTATATACTGTTGTCCGTCAATGGTTACGTTACCACCACTTTCAATGGGAATACCTCGTAAAGTGATAGGTTCTGTGAGCGTTACGGTTTGTGACAAATCAGCACCATTTGTAACCTTAATCTCACTTACTTCTTTCGAGATAATTTCAATAGGATTGTCTGGGCTAGGCTCTCCATCCTGTGAAGATTGACCGTAGATATTTAGATTTTTTAATCTCCTAGAACTAGAATCCGTAATTATCGTAGGGTTCCCTTGAGCTACCTTTGCGATTGTATTTAACATCAACGATCTTCTTCTATATTGACTAGCCATTTGTTACACTCCATTCTTGGAAAACTAGATAATTATTAACAATATTACATTCGTATCTTGTATTCGGCTGGATTCCTATATCGCTTACAACTGTATCAGGAAGAATTAAAGTCGTTGGAGAAGCACCACTAGTAAATGCAAACCAATATTCGTTAACAACACCCTCTTCTCCTTCTTGCAAAGTAATATCCAAACTTGCTATTTCTCCCCATGTATGAAATTCGTTTGGTGGTAAAGTAAATGTAGTGTCGTTTGTTCCGTGTTCAACAAGTTTTGTTTTTGATACGATTTTTAAATCATCTGATGTTAAATTGCCCTCTAGTGTAACTCCATTAATGCTTGGTTTGTTTTCAATATTGTTATAATCGCTTAATCTTTCTTCGACTTCTTTAAGCTCATCTTCAGTTACATATTCAACATCAGGTTGACTTGGAACTGGGACAAGAATCTCATCGTATTCGGTAAAATTACATTCGCTCATAATACTAAACTGCCTCCTTTGCTTCTCCTAAAACATTAAAATATATATCTATAACTTTTTTGGAATCTCCTGCTACATTTGTGTACATAGTTCCTTCTTTTGCCACGCCGTTTACATTTACAAGAACCTTTACATTCTTTAATTTTGATGTTTCAAAACTTATTATGTCGGTTTTCTCTCCTTCTTTTCCGTCTGAATTAATAGAGCTTAAACTTGCAGAATACCATGTTTCAGGTTCTAATCCTGTAATCGTATAATCCAATCTTGTTATTGGCGATATTTTCTTAATTTGAGTTGTCGTACTTTCATCATACAGATATAATGCATATCCAGTAGCATCTGCTACTTCATCCCATGATAAAGTTGCACTAGTCGGTGTAGTTTCTACTACCGATAAATTTCCAGGTGGGTCTAAGATTTCTTCAGTAATCGAGAATGCATAATACCCACTATATTCTCCGTAATTCCCATCATATCCAACAACTTGAACAAAATAATTTCCAGATTCCAAATTACTAAAAACGTAAGTTCTTCCTTCAATTGTTTGCGATTCTAAAAGCGATTTATCACTATCGTATAGACTAAAGTTGTATTGGCTTGCTCCTACATCAGAACATGAAACTGTAACTTGATTTATTCCAATCGTTGTACTCACAGTTGGAGCTTCAAACTTATTTGTTATAACACTTAATTGCGTTTCCTCGCCCTCAATATCTCCATTCATGCCTTTTACAATGACTGTATATTGAGTATAGGATTTTAAGTTTGTTACTGTTAATTCAGTCTCAACTTGTTCATAAAATTCATCAAATAAACTGGAATCGTTTGCGTTTTTCACTTCAATTGAATAATAGGTTGCGTTGGTTGATTCATCCCACGTACATATGAAACTGGTTGCTGTCTTTTCTGTATATATCAGGTTAACAACTTGTCCTACATTAATTTTCGTTGAAAATGAGTAAGAATCAGATACATCACTTCGATTTCCATATACATCTTCTGATTGGACTGTTACAGTGTAATTTTGGTTTGGAGAAAGATGATTAAATGTATATCTCGTGTCCGTTGTTGTATATGCCGTAACTGCTCCATCTTGGTGTCTCAACGTAATATGATATTCAGTTGCGTTTTCTACGCTTGTAAATTCTACTGTTGCTGAAGTGGAGGAAATAACATCTACATTAGTAATTGTTGGTGCTTGCACCTTAGCGTTAATACTAGGAAATAACGTTTTTATGTTTTTAGTTGTCCAGTCAAATTCAGGTGTATCGTATCGATTTATGCCAGCTATAAACTGCGTTGACATCAGAATGTCAGGAACGCTTCCATCGTTGTTATAATTGACTGTTACAGTTGCGTATCTATCTCCATTATGTGTCCAACATCCACCTGCAGGAACATTAACTGCATCATTAACATCAACTACTTGTCCTCCCATGACTTGCCAACCATATCCGTTGTTTACTCCTTCGTAATTGTAGAATGTATGATAATTATCTAATGAACAACACTGTTGATTTGTCAAGGTGACTTCAAGTTTTCTGTTTTCTAAATCTTGTTTATATATTGCATAATTTGATACACGATAATGTCCGTTTGACCATCCCTCAATCCAACCTAAATGTTGATTTTGTCCAAATGCCATATACTATTCCTCATACTGAACATAAATATCTCCATCTTTCCACTCACTAGGTGGGGTGTCTGATGTTCCTGAATAAATAGTAACAGTCTCAGGTATTTCTATTTTTACATAGCCATTTCCACTATTATCCAATTTGATTCCATGATAATCCCCATTATCTTCATACCCTGTTTTTAGACCACCAACATTTTCTTCTGATGCTAAAGGTATAGATTGTTCGTCATCTTCAGGAACTGTAACATAGGCTTTTCCGTTGTCTAATTTGACTGCAAAATTTCTTCCGTTTTCACTATATCCAATTTTGATTCCACCTAAATGGTTTGAATCTGCTTCAGGCAATGTGTAATTATTAGCGTTCTCTTCAATTCCCTCTAATTTTTCTCTTTCTTCTTGCGTAAAACATATATCGCAATTTACTCGAACCAATGAATCTCCGTTAAACACAAATAATTTTCCATCATCCGTTAAATAAGCGTGGTCTTTATCAGGGTTTGTAATAGACTGTTCGTCCGTTACTGTAATAAGCCAAAATTCACACGCTTCACCCATCATAGGTATGTGTACTTTATAGCTTTTTTTACATACTCGTGGATTTAGACTCATTGTTCGTCTCCTTTCATTTCGGCTTTAAGGATATCGCCAAAACAAGCACTGCATTCCGTGATTGTTACACCTAGGAATTGCGATAATGCCTTGATAAACATTTTGTTAATCTGCAAATACAAAGAAAATAATTCTTCGTCTTTATTGCTCGCTTGATATGCTTCAAAGGTTGTGTACATAGCGTATGACAAGTGCTTTATCACACACCAATATTCCTTATTGCCTTTTTCTCCATAAAGCCTGTACAAATAAAGCATGAGTTCTCTACGTGTCTGAGCTTGTGTTTCTAAATCTTCTTTAAGCTCATTGATTATTTCCATTTGATTAGAAATTTGTTCGTCCTCAATCATGCCATTTTCTATTTCAGATACACGCTTTTCCAGTAGTGTTTTCGTATGCAATTCGGTATTTCCTACTTGTGTGAAAGCACGTATCAAATCTTCGGCTATACTGTCGCTAGAGTGTTTATTCTGCACTTTTAATTCTCCCTCAAAAAATATATACAAATGTGTTCCTATGTGGACATTGAGCCTCGAAACCTACCGTCAAGCCATGGATAAAAGACTTTATGCACCCACTTTTGTCTATGTTTTGATACATATTTCTATGTTTTCGATTACTTAACGGTTAGTCCTTTTATACATGGCTATATCTTTTCGCATTTGGTCTTGTTTATGTTTTCTTTCCTTGTCAAATTCCTTGCTACGATACTTCAAAAAAGCGATTGCAGTTTGATAATCGTTAGGATGATTTTTCAAGTGAAGTTCCATTTTTTCAAGTCTGTTCATATGCGTTTTTCCTACAATAAAATTATATAATGGATTTTAAAATAGTGAGTTTTCGCAAACTATCGATTGCAATGTGAATACTTCATATAGTTGATAATCTTCACATCAAAATCTCCATTGCCTACCACTTGCACTTCTTTATAACCAGGTTCTAAAATTTGGTTTCTTTCGGCTTCGTTCATATATCCAGTTGCAAGAAGTACATCATAATGTGCAGTTCCTTTGTTTGGATAAACACCATTTCCAGTAATCCAAGCTCCATTAAACTGAGATTGGAAATAAGGTGTTAAATCGATTCCATCAATCAGAATCTGAAAAGAAGTTGCACTTGCATTTTCGATAACGATTTGAAACTCGTATCGGTTGTAATAAATCAAGTCTTGGGAAACACTGATACCAAGCGTGGCTGGACTGCTCGCAGAACCATGACCAGTCAATTCATATCCGTACATATCTACACTTTGATTTCTACGTTGTACAGAACTGTATCGTTGCTTCTGTTTAAGCTCGTATACGTTCTCTGCAAGGATATTTATGGCTCTGCTATATTCATCCATCATGATTCTTGTTTCCCCTCTCTATCAACTCGTAAGAACTTCTCAAGGGTAAGTTCTCCAGTGGTTGTTCCGTCGGCATTGATGTTTCGTTCCATTTTTACAATGTAATACCAATCATCTTCTTCTATAAGCTTACGCATATAGTTTGTACATTCTTCAATGTGAAATATGTCCATATCATAGATAAAACGTATCTTATCTCCCACATTCAAATCCTTTGGTAACTGTTCTGTTTTAACCTGTATTTGGAACTTTCTTCTTGCATTGACCAGTTTTTTGATCGTAGCATCGTACACTGCCTTGGCACATTTGATTCTGTCCTCATCGGTAATGTTCTTAACACCATTGCCTGATTCAGGATTGTATGTTCCTTGCCAAAACTCAGGCTTTACACGCAACCAACCTAAGATATTTGCAGTCGATATAGAAGTAACTGTGCAATATGGTTGAGGTTGATTCTGCCCAAAGAATTGAGCAGTACCATTTCCGTTATCAGAAACAAACATAGCTACGTGAGAATAAGGTGTATCTCCAGCTTTATTAAAGATTGCCCAATCTCCAAACTGAGGTGTACTTGGATAATCAAAATACGCATCATATCCTAGGGATTGTCTATTAAACCAAATATTCCATGCATATCCATCTCCACCAATGGCTCTAGATGGATTTGGATAACCTATGATTTCAAGGCACTTTTTGAATGTATCAACACATTGATAAGGTTGTTCAGGTGGAACTCCATCCATATCGATAGATTGTCCATTATACTCATCTATAAAAGCTTGAGGAGACCAATTTCCACTTCCTACTGGTTCTTCTCCATCTTCTACATCTTCTTCCAATGAGAAAGGGTTTAAATCGTCAAAAGCAAACGTTCCCTCAATAAACAATCCACTTTCCATTGCAACGGATTCTGTATCAATAACTGCATATTCCAATTGGTTGTTTGGTGCCAGTTTTGGATAATCGATATAGTTATAATCACGTTCGTTGTTGATATTGTTACGAATAATCACAACTGGAAAGTTAGGGTCTTGCAAGGATGTATCGTTATATACCTCTCTTAAAGATAACGAGGACATTCCACTGTCTGATTTATTCGCATACACTGTTGCCAAGTTGATAACGTTCGACCAATCCTCGTTGATTTCAGGTTCTTCTAAGATATGGATATTGTTTTTTCCACTTGGTCTTAAAGAAACAGTGTAATTTTTCTTCTCTCCAAAAACACCTACTTCAATTCGTTTATCCTTAGTTAAAGGAACTCGCCAAAATAAATCAGGTGTCAATTCACACGTTCTTGTTAAGGCACTGAGTTTATCCTGCCTTGAATACACATAGTCAATAACTTCTTGAGATGCTTTTTCATCAAAGCTCATAATCCATTCATTTGAATATTTCATCTCGTCATCTTCATAGATTTGAGGTATCGTCTTATCTTTCGTGGCATAGTTTGTAGGCACTTGTCTGTATTCCCATTCCTTGATGACATGAGAACAAGAAATACTTAATACACCAGTATTTGTGTTCACGTTTACAGACTGTGTATTGGAATAGAAGATGGCATTTTCTGTATAAATACGAATTTCTTTTCTCCCTCTCAAATAAGGAAGTAATTCGGCTACTCCATCAATGTCTATCGTAGGTGTAGACATCATTTCGTTAGACATAGATATATTTGATAAGGATAATTGAAAACGTTTCTTTACATTGCCAAATTCTAGGATTTCAAAATAAGGTATCATTAGTTACCTACCTTTCCTTGTCCAACCCAGTTGTTATTTTTTCTTATCCTCGATGTTCCTTGATTGACTTGTCCTGTTTCACTGCCACTCATGATTGATTTATCTTCCCATTGTCCTGATTTACGAATATGGAAAAATCCACTTGGTCTATTTAAAGAATTCCATTGTTTTGCTTTACGAATTGCCCAAGGCTTAAATTCAGGAATAATCTGTTGAATGGAATATATATTTTCATGTGGTAAAGTTGCATCCTCACCTCGTAGCTCAATCTTTACGTGTGTTGTATCGGTTGGTAATTGGAAAAATCCTGACCATTGACTAGACTGTGCGATTACGTGCCAATTTGCTCCGTAGCATAGGTTTGCCCCTCCAGGATGAGAAAAAATCTTAGCGTTGAAAATCTGATTCCAAGAAGCCTGATTATTGTTTGAAGTTGAAATAATCAAAATGTAATCGTATGTTCCACCAAAAGGAACATAGTGTAAGTTTGGAACATACTGTTGCGAATCATTTACTGCATATCCAACTAAATTCAGTTTAAAAGTAACTCCATAGTTTCCATTATCCGTAAACTCAATCCCTTGTCCAAACCCTGCATTATGAGCATCTGTTAAAGGAATGCCAAATGGTCCAGTTGCACCAGGGTCTCCCCCTAGCACAACATTTGAAAATGGACCTGTATTATCATATGCACCCCAAAATGTGTTCCATGCCATTAGATACCTCCAACAGTATCGTTTTCTGTTTGTCCTGCATTTGTACGGATATATGAGTTTCCATCGGCAGTACCACCAAAGTGATTCATCGTTCCATAAGCTATTCCAACTCCTGACTTCACATTTCCGTCTAAGATATCTTTTGATGCTTCCCAATATCCTGCGTTTCTCATGTTTGTAAGAAGTTTAATCAAAGCGTTCTGAATCTTACTGATGTTTCCGTTTGCATCGCCTAAAGCACCTTCCAAAGCGTGAATGGCATCCCATATCTTTTGAATTTCTTCCCAAATCAATTCGATTTGTTCCCACTGTCCACAATCTGAACAAGCCAACATATCCATTACGTGCATAACGTTTTTTGCTAAATCTTCAATTGGTTGATTTGGCTTGCAAGGGTCATAGGCTTGTGCCTTTTCTGCCATTCCACCAACCAAACAATCAATAGCGTTATGAATATCTGTGCAATTTTTTCTGCCTTTGTTCATCAATCCTTGATTGGCTTCTAGATTTGCACACATCGTATCTGTTACACCTTTTATAACAAATTCAGGTGCATAGGCTTGTAAGTCCTCGCAAGCCTTACATATATCTTTATCTACAACTGCCATAAGCTACCTCCTAGCACGTTGGAACGTTATCCACGTTATTATTTTTGAATTGAACGTATAAGTTTGTTTCATCGTCCACTACCCAGTCATTGTAGATAGATAAGAACTGAATCCAATCTGTACTCTGACCTGTTCCCAATGTTCCTGATAAATTCAAGTCCACTGTACGATTGATAGCTTCTGAGATATTTCCTTGTACACTTTCTCGTTGATAGATGACCTCTCCACTAGAATTTGGAACACGAATTGTAATACTTGGTCTAGATGCAGGAACAACACTTGTTGCCGTATATGTGAACGTACTGACAGTTACACTACGTATATGCCATGAAATTTGTTTATTTTCGCCAACCGACATACAGAAATCGGCTTTTCCAGTAACAACTCCATCTCCTACTTTTTCAGTTTGTTCAAGGTTATTCCAATCAGAATATCTGAATACCCAATCTCCGTTACGAGCGACAGAAACAGATAACCCTCTTGTCTCTTGTCGAATCTCATATTTTGCATTGATAGCCAAATTCATAAGCAACATATTCTGCAAACTATTCCAAAGTCCACAGATAGCACAAATGATAGCTTCGTTCATGTTGTACTGATTGGGTAAAAACTGTTCCATGAACTCTTTCCATTTGCAGACATCATATGCAGGTAACTCTTCGATATTTCCTAATATCAAACAGTCGTTTGCAGTCTTTAGATCATCGCAAGTGTTATTTCCACTTTCAGGATTGAATCCAGTGTTATCACCTAATGAATTACAGACTGCATCGGTTACACCATTTTCATAGAATTCTGCACTTTCTTCTTGTAGTTTCATACAAGGTGAACAATATTCTTCTGCCATACACATTCCTTTCTAGTACGTTATTTCATCTGCATAGATATAAATGCTCGCCATTTCACAACATGAATTCTTTACGATTGCGTTATTCATGCCATGCTTTACTGTGAATAGAAAATCATCCAATATTTCTACATTGTTCAAATCCACTTCTTCAAATGGGCAACAATCGCCTTTTGAATACATGACTGAGCCACTTCTATCTATCGTGATTGTTCCGTCATAATCACCTATCAAACGGATGCGATTTCCGTTAATACTAATTTCAGGGTTTTGAAATTTACCCTCGATACGAATATCAATATTCGTTGTATCTAGGATAGTTCCTGAATAGAACTGTCCTGCTATCGTTGATTTACATACATCGGCTTTATAGATTTTCTTTCCGTATGAATCCTCGCCAAAGAATTCTTCTGAACGCTTGCAGTCATATACAAGCAAGAATGATTTTCCACAACGCATGAATTCATCTAAGATATTTCGGCCGACTACACATAAAGAATTTTCTTTTACCAAATCATCGCAATGGCACAGACAAGATGCACAATCTTCTTCCATTGGTTTTACACAGTTCACACAACAATCGCCACAATTTGTATCGTCTCTAAAGTCATAGCACTCTAGGAAGTTACACGTACTGTATGGAATCAGATACGTTCTTCTAGGGTCTGCAATGTGCCATACTCCCTCATAGAGCTTCAACTCTATGTCAAAGGATATATGCCCTTTGAACTTGTAGTAATCGTCTGAGAAGTCCGTTACATAGGCATATGCCCATAGAATCTTGTTATCTTCAATTGCCCATATGCGACCAGCTTTAATCAAGTTGAGTTTGATAAAATCTTTGAGGTATTTCCTCTCTTCTCTTCTATATTTTCGATAGTCAATGTTAATGGTCATGCTCAAGTCTCCCTCAGTTAAAAACTGTTGGGAGGACTTGAAATTTACATAGCTACCATGACCATAGGAATACTCTTCTGTTTCGGTCTTTGTGCTTTGTTTGTAACTCGCTTCACTAATCACATCCGTAGAATCAAAGACCAAATCATTGAATTGAACATATTGTCTTACAGGGTTAAAGTTTTCACAGTTTCCAAACATTTTAATATGCCAATCCTTTCATAAATCTATTTGCTTTTAATCGTTGCTTACGTTCATTTCCACCATTGATCGTGATGCTTCTATCTCCATAGTTGTAGTTAGAAGTATTATTCACAATGTGGTTGTAAGTTGCTTGCATCGAATTATTTCCTTGCGATGACATCAAGCCTTTGAAAGCACCTTTAAAGTCCATATCATTGATTTTTTTCAAGAAGGACACTCCAATACCTTTTACTGCATTTCTTCGCACCACGAACTCTCCAGGTGTCAACATAGCAGGAATAGTATCTGTTCCTCTTCTTGCAAATCCACCTTTAGCAAAATATCCAGTTGGAACTTCTCCGCCCCTTGAATCGTGTTCAACATTTACGTCAGGAACATCAATATTAGAAACTGCACTGTTGAAAGAATCTGCAAAACTGTTACCTAAGCTAGTACCAGCTTGTTCGAATGAAGACGAATAGTCATACAACGAACTAGCGACAGAACTAATTGCACTAGGCATATTAGCGACTGCATTTTTGAATCCATTGACAACTTCATTCCCGTAATCTGTTCCTACTGGTGTGAAGTCTTTCTTGCCTAACTCGGCAATCATGGAATCGATATAAGCTACACATTGTCCTGTTACATCGGCTTCTTCAAAACCTGTATACAAGGAATTCCCCCAAGTTGTACCAACAGTTAAGAACTGTTCATCCATGCCTTGCAATCTCGTTAATAATTCTTGAAATTTAGCTATCAGTGCATCGACCTGAGCAGTAACATTCTGTGCATTTTCTACACTGGATAGATTGGCAAGATTTGTAATGACTGTACCAATCTGTGAAATGATACTGTTTATGGTTTCAAAGTTGATTTGAGCTTGACTGATAGACTGCATTTTGCTCACGATGGTGCTAAATGTATCTACAACTTCTTCCAACTTGGCTAGTTTTTCTGTGTCAATTTCAACTGCTCCATAACCACTGACTGTTCCACCTAATGCAGTTAACATCGAATTAATGTTCATTCTCAATGTTTTGAAGTCTACATCCATATTCGTGAATGTATCCATCAAAGATTTGCAAGTTGTAACCAAATTAATCATGCCATTCATTGCATCGATAACATTCTGAATTGTATCTGAACTCATGAAGTTTTCCATATTGTAGCCAACACGTGTTTCACCACTTGGCATTAAATCTTCATTGATTTTTCCTAACAAATCAGAAATGCTCTTGATAGCACTGCCAAAATCTTCTACATTGATTGGATTTTCAGTTGCCATCTTAATAAGCTCATTGACTTTAGGAAAAATCTGCAACAAATTGTCCAATACTCCGATTATGTTTTCGGCATTCTCAGATGTTAAAGAAGTTCCTAATCGAACATCAGGGAATTGAACATCTTTCAACTGTTCTAAGACAGTAGATACTTTTGTAATCGTGGCTGTAAGTTTTTCGACATCGATATCAGGAATTTCTTTTGATCCAAATGCACTGAGTTTATCTGTTAACTGTGATAAAGCATCTATATTTTCGGCAATGGAAGTTACATTGTCCGTATTCATGTTTTCAATATTGACTGTTGGTAAAGGCATGACTGACTGTAAAGCCTGCAAGATTTCCTTAACGGCTTTCAGGTTCTTTTCGATTGAATCTCCATCCAATGTTCCAACTTCTTGAATTCCCTCAAGTGCTTTTACAACATCCAGTAACTGATTCAAGTTAGAACTTGCTTGTGCAATGTTTCCTTCATCAATTTTCTGTGTTGCCAACTTTCCAATTGCTCCAAAGAATCCACCTGACCAACCAGTTAAATCATCGAGTGCATCGGTAACTGTTTTCATGTTCTTCGATACACCTTTGGAATCGATTTCTATATTTCCAAACTTTTCAAGAGCAGTACCTATATCCATGACACTGTCTGCCATTGCAGAAATAGATTGACTAACGGCATAAAGAATGCCTGCCAATCCTAAGGTGAATATTCCACCAAGAACCATGATGATACCACCAAGTCCATTGCCCAAACTAGCCAAGCCACCTAATGCACCTACTACAATCCCTATACCACCTATAGCGATTGCCATATTTGCCATTTTGGATGCGAAGTTTCCAATATCATCAGGCACTTTCTTATTGACTTCTCCAATGGCTTCTGCAAGCACATATAAAGCTCCTCCTGCGCCTATCAAAGAAACAATTCCAGTTAATTGTGTTTTTGGATCAACTGTCTTTGACATATTGCTCATGATTTTGGTAACACCAATCATTGCAACCATCGTTGCTCCTAGAGTAGCGAGTTTAGGAATCAACTTGCTCAAATCATCAGGAATCTTATTATTCAATTGATTGATAGCTTCGACATATAACATCATGTTTCCTGCCATCAACGCAAGTTGAGCCTGATTTCCTAGTTTGGTATAGAATGCACCTTTATCAAAAGTAGTGGTTGCCTTACCTAGAGAATCTGTAACAGATTTGTTTTTATTACTGTTTTGGAAGATAGAGAACAGTGAAGAACCTTTCTTAGTAAAGTTTGCGAATTTACCTTTAGAACCAAACCATTCTGCTAGTTGAGCTACTTTGCTAATTGTTCCCCCACCAAAGGAAAGAACACCACCTAAAACTCTTAATCCATAGGCTAACGTAATATATCCACCTGCTAATCTTCCTAAACCACGTGATATATCGCCACCACCAACAAAACTAGCGAATCCTTTGAATGCATCATAGACTTCTTTTACTAAGTCCACGACACCCTCTAGAACTGGTTTAAAGTCTTTCAATCCGTCTGTGAAATCACCAAAATCAAATTTTGATAATTCGTTTTGAACTGCATTGAATTTATCTATGATAAAGTCTAGGAATTCACCGATTGGCTCTCGATTTTCGTTGATAAAATTAGAAACTCCATACATGGAATCACGCATGAAATTACCAAATTTAGCGATATTCTCAGGAATACTTCCATACCCTAAAGATTCCACAGTATCGTTGATAGACTGAATGATTGAAGCCCATCCTTTTTCAATCTGTGTCTGTGCAACTGTCAAAGATGAACCGATACTTTTTAGTGCGTTTTCCTTAGCCAATTCATTTAAGGCACGCATCGTAGCATTGCCGTTTTCGTTTAACTCAATCAATGCATCCGTAAACTGTTCGATTGATATTTCACCCTCACCAAGTGCAGTTTTAAATGCGCCCATGTTTTCAGATGAATAACCTAGCATTTCGGCTACCTGAGCTAACGCAGGAGACATACCTGCATCGGTCAATGACAAGTAAGTACGAGCATCTAATTTACCAGTACCCATTGCTTGCGAGAACTGTGTAATCGCTCTATTAGCTTGTTCTTGCGAACCTCCAAAGGCAATAACTGAGTTATTCAATGCATCAAAGATACGTACTGCTTTAGGCAAATCACTAGTGATTGAACTAATCATGGTTACAGACTGCATGGCATCGTTCAATGTTGTAGGAAGTCCTAAAATACGATTTTCCAAATCGTCCATTGAAGCATCGACTACGCTTGTGTCAAATTTCATAGCTTCAAATGTTCGTCTTGAGTTGGCAATCGTGTCCATACGATTAATAGCACCTGAGAACGATGTTTCAATCGCATTCATAAATCCACTAGTCATGCGATACAAGGCACTATATCCAACACCTTGAACTAAGAAATGTCCTATACTACCTAATGGATTATTAGAAAAGTTGCTTGCTAGATTGGTCATGGAACTACCAATCTTGCTCATACTGTTTCCAAATTTTTGAATTCTTTGTGCTACACTCGCAATGTTATTCAATTGCGACATGACTTGTTGATAATCTTCTAGCCTTAACTCAAGGTCTATCCTATCGCTTTCAAGTTGTGCAGACTTCCTTGTTAATTCATCCAGTTCTTTTTGGATTTTATCTGCATCGCCAAAATCGGCTTGTAAATCGAGTTTCTTTTTATTTAAAGAATCGATTTGCTTACTGATTTTTTTGTATTCGTTGTAAACATCCTGAAGCTCTCGCTTATCTTGCGTAAAAACTGCTTTTTGTCCTTGCAATAAAGATGATTGTTTCGTTAATTGAGATACCCAAGTGTTTTTTACATCGTCTGATAAAATATCTGAATAACGTATCTGAGCCTTTTGGTTACGGATATTTGCTAAAGCACGATCAATTTCTTCAATCTGACTTTTGATTCTTTGAAAAGACTGTGCATCGGATTCCAAAGTAATCTTTCGATTGTTTAATTCCTTTAACTGAGAATCTAGTTTTGTGATATCCGACTTAACTTTTGTTAGATTCTTGGCTTGGAGGTCAACCTGAACTTTTTGTTTGTTTAGAGCTTTTATCTGTTGTTGAGCAGTTTTCGTATCTAATATCAGTTCTGCACCGACTCTAGGTTGAGACATTTTCTTCCTCCAATTCTTTTCTAGAATAGAATTTCACGGCATACCTATTGACCCTTGGTATTTTCTTTTTAGCCGTTCGGTTATAGCTCTCAATTTCTGAGTAAGCCTTTTCTTGTGCCTCGTTTCGATATATTCCGTATGCAACTAATAATTCAGAAACACCCCAACGATCAAGAATATCATTGGGGCGAATTTTCAATATTTTGGCAACATAATGAGCCATAAAAGAGTAGATATTCAAGTCTGCATCGTAGGTTTTTCGGTTATCGGTTTGATTACCACTCTCCTTTTCTGTTAATATCCAAAAACTGTTTCTGTTTCGTTGAAGATTTCAGGGTTATTAACGATTGTTGCGTATAACGCATTTAACACAGAACCAGGTAGCATATGGTCTGCTAAAACATCATCGATATTCAGTAATGTTTTTACGAAATTATATATAGCTTGTTGACCTTGTTCTCCTGCCTGATTGTAAACATGAATCATTTCAATGTTCGCCTGCGTTTTCATGACTTCAATTTCATCTTCTAACTGTTTATTTGGTTGAGAAAGAGTAATCTGTCCATCATCATCCTTTGTATACTCTGCACCTACTTGTTTAAGCATTTCTTCAATCTGACTATTACGAGTATCTACAACATTTGTTAGAGCCGTGATAATCGGATAAATGCCTAAAGCCGATTCTACAAGTAACATATCTTTTCTAGGATTGATGTGAATATCTTCAAAATCGATGGTAAACATGATGTATTTACCTACTTTTTTAGCGTTTTTTGGGTACGCTTGAAGTTCTCCTTCTTCAAATCGAAACTTAATTTGGTAATCAACCTTTTTGACTTCCGTTTTATTTGCATCGCCTACGACTGCGAGATTGCCGTTATTTAAAACGGCATGAGGTGTATCATCCTCTCTCGCTTTTTCAAGACTTTTATTAATATCTAACCAATCATTGATTGTAAATTTGTCCATTATATTGCCTCCTTAGTTTGTATTGGTTTACAGGTATTCGCCTGTGCGATTGTGTTTCATAACATGGAAGAAACTTCCATCCACATCACGTTGTACACTGACTGTGAATGAGAATTCGCTATCACTGTTATTGATTGTCTGTGGGAATGAAGTAATCAATACGTTTGGATATTCATGTACTTCAAATACACCATCAGATTGAACTTTTGAGTAAGACATCTGAACTCGTCTTTCGTTGATTCCGTTTTCTGTTGCTACGAATGATTCAACTTCAGAAGCACGAGGATAAGAGATAATCACTGTCTTGCCAACTAATTCTTTATTGAAATATAGATATGAACCCTCGAAATCTACATTTGGATTTAGTTTTGAGTTCACAACTTGGAACTGTCTTTCATCCAAATTCATCAAATTAGGGTGTTCAATGCGAGTTAAGATTGCATCATTTACGTTACAAGCATCGGCTAAAGAAGCATAAGTGAAACCACATTTTTCAATGTATGCATCAGCAAGTTGTACTTCTCCATATCCCTCATGGTCTGTAGAAGTGTTAACTGTTGCTTCAATTGTTGCGATGTAGTAACCTTCCGTTTTTTCTGTTCTCTGCATCAATGGGTTTAGCATAAGAACGTTTGGTGTCCACGTAGAAGCAGTGATTGTACGTTCTACAGTCGTTGTTGAAGTGTCGTATTTAGCTCCTAAACACATTTCCTCTAATGCATCGATCGTGTCATCACCCTCGATACCAGTTAAGCATCCAAGTTTAACAACTTCGTTGTTAGCTAAATCGTCAATATCTTCAAAGAATGAGATTGAAGACATACCTACCATATATCCTGTTTCTTCTGCACTTGTTGAAGATACTTCAACTTTTACACGGATACCCTGAGTAGTTGCAGTCCATCCCTCTCCCTCTGTTTCTTCAGGAGCTTTTGCCAAGTCAACAGTAATTGGTTGATAACCCTCATGTTTAACAGATACAGTCTGTTTATAAACATCGGCATTTGTCATTGTACTGTCTTTGATATCTGCGATAGTTACGGCTAATTCATAATTTCCTGCGACTGGGAAGTCGATATACATGAACATAACACCTGCAGAAAATAAGATAGCGTTTGTTGATTTTGCGAATGTTGCACTCGCCGTATGTGTGTAGTTAGAATCTGAACCAGTATTGTTTGTGTTAATCATCAACGTTCCTGAGTTTTTACATCCAAAGGATTCACAAACGTTAATCATGTCCTGAGGAACTGCCAAACGTGAATAAACTGGTGCAGTAGAACCTACATACTCAACATAGTTTTTTGTATTGATTTTTACACAAGAATCAATATCACGGCTTAAGTTAAAGGTAACTTCTGCAGTCGTTTTATCTAGCTTGTTATAACCAACTTTGTTTGCTACGATTCGATTGATGTTACACTTTGACATTAGGCTTGTCCTCCTTTATTCTTTGCAATAACACGTGTCATGGCTTTTTCGGCTTTGTAACCACCATGTGCATTCAAAACGGACAACTTACGCTGGATAAAAGCGTTAACATCGGTTTTCTTAGTTGTTTTTTTGATAGCCATACTTTTCTCCTTTATTTGAATTTTTGTATTGCCCTTTCTACGAATGGGTCTCCACTCGTTGCTTTTGCCTTCTTTGCAAATACATCCTTTTTATCTTCCACCCAATGTAGGGCTTTTTTTCTTTTAGGACGTACTTCTTTTCTTCCTTTCCAATACGCATTGGAATAATCAAATCCTGCCTTAGCTTTCAGTTGGTTTTGATCAATTCCAACGAAATACCTTGTATCGGATATCTTTTCTTTACACATACAACTTTTTAACGTTCCCTCTTTGCTATGGATTTCATTCCCCATAACATCTTTGAACTGTTCGGCTAGATCATCGAACTGTCCTTGAACTGCATCGATGCAAGCCTTAAGCAAATTAGTCTCGTTTGACAAAAGGATGTATCTCCTCATTGTTGTACGTGTAATGGTAATCTAATAAGAATTGTCCTTCCTTTTCGTTGACTTCGTATTCTCGATTTAAAACAAATACCATAACTCTGCCACTTGGAAGAATCATTCTTTTTGTATATGAAATAGTGTTGGAAACTCGAATTCTTGTACCACAAACTGGACATCCAGTTTTTTTTCGTTCGCCTTTTTCGCCTAAAAACTTAACAATCATACAACCATCCCTAAAAATCTATAACTTCTTCCACAAAGGGAAATTGTTTCCAATTGTCTTTGGTATGCAATCAACAATGTTCGTTGGATATATTCTTCTATCGTATCAGGTTCAACTGGTGCTTTATTTTCTGTTTCATCCTCGCAAGTATCACAGTTACAATCACATTGGTTGTATGCAATGAGATGTTGCAGGTAATCACAGAACACTGGAACAAGACACTGAGGTAAAAGTTCATATCCTGCCGTGTAACGAACAATGATTTTATGCAGTTTCTTACAACTACAAATATCGTTGATACCATAAGGCGATAAGTCGATATATAGCTTATTTTCGTACGCATTGAACGAGAAATCCTCGTCTGCAAGCTCTATCTCTTCAAAATGGATTCCATCTCGTGTTTGTAGAATAATTTGGATTGTTTCAGATTTGATTTCTTTATAGTAAAGATTGGTAATCATCAATCCACCATCGCAATGACAAGAACGGATGAAATCCACATCGAAGACCTCCTCTCTATCACTAGAGAGGAAAGTCTCGCATGAACTGTTTTTCCAACACGTTATAGAACTGATTAAATCGACCAATTGCATGACATTCTTTTTAAACGAATCATCGTTTTTATCAGATTGTCTGATGCAATCGCAACTTGTTTGTAGTTGTTCGTAGATTGTTTCAAACATTATTCAGTTGCAATGTTAATTGGAACGATTGTCTGAGGTTTAATCAAAGCATCCAAACCATCCAAAGTAGCTCCCATACAAGTTGCACTTAATGGAATGTCTGTGATAACGGCTAATCGGTTAGGATTTGTTCCAAATACTGCACCAAAGTTGTAGTAGAACGTACATTCAGTAGCACATCCATCAGATGGTGTATCAGTTGTAGAGATTGTTCTACGGATGAAATCTTCACCTGGTGATAATGTTGTACCCATGATTCCACCAACACTTCTTCCGTCTAACATCCATACATCACCAGTTCCCTTAGCTACATCTACTGGAACTGTCTTATCTTCAATGAATCGACAACCCATAAAACGAACGTTACCATTTGCATCTTTCGTCCAATTTGCAGGAAGTTCTCCATTGAATTTACCTGGAACGATAACTTCTTTGATAGCCATATATGTTAATGGATGTACTGCAAAAATGATTTCTCCAGTATTTGCACCACTCATTACGGCTAATCGGCATCCTAGTGAATCAAAAGCTGCCAAGATATTCTGTCCTAAGATTTTGATAACTGTTTTATCTTCTACAACTTCCAACAATCCGTGGAATGGTTTCAATACAGAAGTACCAGTTGCAGAAGTACCATTGATAATGTTGTAAGAAGTGAAGTAAACCATGCTTAAGCGTGCCATACGATCACGAGCTTGTCTTACTGTTTCACCCTGACGAGCAAAATAACCAGTTAAATCATTTGATCCAAAACGTTTTTTGCTCCATACAAAGTTTTCTAAGATTTTGTCGCAATCTTTCAAACACAATAGCTTTAATGGGACTTCTGAACCACATTTAGCTAAATCAAGTGGTGTCCAGCAACATTCATTTTGAGTATCTTCAGGCAATGTAGTTCCAACTTCCCAAGGAAGCACGATATTTAATTCACCTGAAGAATCACGATGAATCTGTGCAGACCCATTGTTAAATGCAGTCTGAATCTGACGGCTACGAGATGTACTCAATAACCACTGAACCAATGGGAAATTATTTTGGAAATCGTTTGCTAACTGATTCTGTGAAAAATCAGGTGCCATACCGATTTCTCCGATATTGCTAAGTTTAGCGAAATCGACAATATCAACTGAATTGTTTTCTAAAACACTTGTTGCGAATGTAGGCATTATTTATCTCCTTTCTTAGGTTCAAGATTTCCTAAAAATCCAAATTCAGGATTTACAGTTGGTTCTTCCTTTTTAGAAGTTTCTGTTCCGTTCATTAGTTTTTCTAAACGACTTAGAACATCTTCAACCTGTGAATTTAATTTCTCCTCTTTTTCTGCCTCTTTTTTATCGTCTACTTTTGTTTCTTTTGCTTGTAATTCTGCGATTTTTTCTTTCAATTCCTTGTTTTCGTTTTCCAAAGTCTCGAATTTCTCCATGAAACTTTCAAGAATTGTTAATTGATCGCTAGATAATTCGATTTTTTCTTCCGTAACTTCTTTTTCTTCAGGTTTTTTAGTATTCAAATCTTCTTTTGGTTGAATATCTTCTTTTTTACCTGATAACAAATCTTTTAAATTCATTTCATCTTCTCCTTCTATGGTTAGATTTACGTTTGTACTGTCGACATTGGCAGGATTTCCAACAACGGAGAATCCTTGAATATCGATTTCTTGTATGCAAGGAAAGCCAAGTGCAAATGACTTTCTCCAATCCATCCTTGTTGCCATTTCAACGCTGACGGACAATGGGATTTCCTGATTTTTTAAATCTTGTACGATATGCAGTGAATCATTTAAATGAGCACGCACATTCAACGCTTGTCTTCCGTCTTCCAAATCCACGATTTCTAGGTCTTGTTTTGTCCAAGTTCCTAGATTTAATGGCAAAGAGAATATGTGAATATGTGCCAAAGAGATATATCCTACATAATCATCAGGGAGATTGTTATAAAACTTCTGTATCACCCCTTTTTCGATAAATAGACGGACTTCTTCGCCACCCTCATACATAATTGCCCCCTCGTTTAACAAGCGTGTTGGCTTGTCCTCTAGGAACGCAGAATTTGTAACGGATAACATCACGTTCTTTTCATTTAAAGATTCCAAATTGATGGATTCATCGATGTTCTGCTTTGCTTTTTTACGAACATCCAAACTTTTTTGAATGTTTTTTACGATAGTAGGTACTGGCATTACTCGATTACCTCCAACGGATTGTAGGCAAGTTTTTTAACTCGCCCTCCACACTGCTTACATAATTCAACTTTGTATGGAATATTATTTGCCTTAAGCGAATCTTCCATCGCTTTTGAATAAGGCTTTTTAAACACGCAACCTCGAATTGATTTTTGGAACAATTCGTCTTCAGGAAGCTCATATTCCACACCTGGATCAAGGACAATATAGGAATATTTTGTAATTCCTTTTTCACGATAGACCACATCCACTTGAGTACGTTCTTTGATTGCATCGTGAAGTTTAAACGTTGCTATCTTTTTTGCTTGTGCCACGTTTTGCCTTCTTCTCTACTGGTTTTAGTTTGTACTCTTTGTTTTGTCCTCTTAGATATGCAAGTCTTTCTTCTTCAGTGGTAAACCACTTAACTTCTTTTTGTTTGTCCATCTCTAGCAAAGCTCTAAATCTTTGCAATCATAATCAGTAGTGGATGTTGTCTGTGTGGCCAATCGTTCAACCGATTTAACGTTTTCAAACAAAATAGTTCTAGCCATAACGTCCGTAGCCGTTGGAGTTGGTTTTGCCATGTTCGTTTTGTCATAATACGTGAAACCGATAGCATCTCCTTGTCCATTCAAATAAGATTGGTACATTGCCCAAAAATTCTGAGCTTGCTCATCTTCCAAAGTGATAACTTCTGAAATCGTTTGTACAGTGTCTGCTTGTGCGGAAACTTCGGGTTTTAAAGTAATTTTTACATCGAATGTTCTTTTGTTAGTTGCCATGTTTTCTCCTTTCAATCAACAAAAAAAGGCAATATATTGAGCCTTTATCTATGCAATAAACGTAAAAAACGTTAATGCCTAAATACTCTTAGCCCTCTATATTGCCTCTTTATATTCAATTTTTAATTGGATATTAGAAATCCAAGGAATCTCCCGTTGGCTCTGTTTGCCCCTTTTGAGCCGTTAGGATTACGTTTGCTATCTTAGCCAGTGCTTCATGACTTAAGCTACTCTTGAAACTGTTGATAAACTCTTGGTCTGAAATTGTTTTCTTGCCCATGTATTTCAAACCAGTTTTTGAATTCTCGACAATTTCAACAACGATGTTGTTCGTATAAACTCGTCCAGTAGACTGTTCTTTGATAGCTCGATAGTCTGTAACAACTTCATAAATTGTTGTCTTTTCGTCTTTTTTAATTTTGCGATAGCGATTTAAGAAATAGTTATCAGGATTGATTGCAACTGCATGACATTGTGTTCTTGCATAACACAATCCACCCTCTCTTGTTACTCGATTTCCAAAGTCAACTTTACCTTCGAGAATTTCCTCAGCTCTCTCTTTGTTATTGACCTTGACTGCATCGGCAAATGTATAAACATCTCTTCCATTTACATTGGAAATTGGTTTTACATCGGCTTCCTGCATGATGCTTTCTAAAATACTCATGTTTTTGCCTCCTAAGAAATTTTTATAATATGGTCTGTCAATGTCTTAAGTGATTCCATGATCTGATTCTGAATATCGGTTGGAATCGTGCCACCTTCCTCTACTGAGGATTGGTAAGCCTGAATCAAAGAATTGACTGCCAATGAATATTTATATGATTCACTTGATCTATCCACGTTGTATCTTGCTTCATATTTATCGAAGTAGACTTTAGGAAGTCCAAGTTTCTCTGACAACAACGGAGAAAACTGTGTTGCGATTCCCTCTCTCGTTGGAATGATGATATTTACCATTGCATTGTCAATAATCTTTTCCATCGAAACGTTTCCTGAAACATCTCCAAGTCCAATCAATTCAGGTGTCATTCCTATACACTGCGCAAGGATTGAACCCTCTTTCATTTGAAGATATTCTAGGAATTCCGTTGCCTTGGTTACACGTGGAATGTGATCGAATTTGTTCTCGAAATAAGAACTTCCCAAGATAACGTTGTCTGAACTTGAGTTTTTGATTTCCTGAGCTAGTTTTTTGACTTCTTCTCTAGCTCTCTCGGCTCGTAAGTCTTTCGTAGCATTAGACTGATCTAATATCTCGTTAGCCGATACATCGATATCTCCACCATTCAGGAAGTTATCTTTCATCCAAAAGATCAAACGACCAGGACCATCGTAAACGATATCGTAATTCAATCGTTGGTAAACATTTCCGATCAACTCTAAGCGTTGTTTATCTTGTAGCAACTTACTGATTCCGTTCTCTGTTGTTGTATCGGTTCTTAGATTGATGAAATCTTCAGGAAGTACAACCATATAATCTTTGTTTTTGGATAAGATTCGTCCTGAATTTCTGAACTCATCTCTATCTAACTCGATTGGTTTGTTACCTAAAGAAATCGGTTCATCCTCGTCGATGGAAATAGCATACGCAACAGTTCTGTTGAAACCTAGATACTCGGTATCTTTTTTCACGATGCTTGTATATCGTTTGGCTGGTACTGGAATAATTCCGTTTTCTTCATCCAGCCATCGAATACCACTCTTTCCATACAAGAGCATATCTCGAATGGAATCTCTAAGAACGGAATAATTGGTAACCCCTTTTGCATTTCGCTTATAAAGAAAAGGATTCAAAACGTTGTTGTCTAACTCTTCGTTTCCTGTTGTCAATTTGTTTGTGAACATGAAGTTCAGGTAATTATCGATAACATAAGGAAGAGTTGGCAAGTTATTTATCATCCATTCGATTGCTTCAAACTCATTTTTATGTTTAACAAGTGTGAATCCGTTTTTGCAAACAGTGTTACATTCTAACAACTGATCTAATATTAACTCGGCTTGCGACCAATCGTTCTCGTTGTATCTTGGTTTTAAGGTTGAAGGACTTTTAGGAGAAGTCGATAATTTTTGTCTTTTTTTATAAATTCGTTTGTTCGACATTTATTTCCTCCTACTCGTTTTGTGTATAAACATAAATTCCTCCATTCATATTATACAACATAATTGAATGAACGGATAAAACGCAACAATCCAATTCATCAGGCGACTTTCCAATCTTGGCTTTGATCTCGTCTTTAGGAATAATGGCGATTTTTCCACCTGATTTGACTGTGGATTTGGTATATTGCATCTGATTTTTCAGAATATTGGCAACTTTTGTTGTCATTGTCAATTTTCCGTTGTCCATGAGTTGTTGCATATCCAAATACATCTCGGCACGCATATTGGCTCCGTATTTTGCTGAATAATGGTTGTTTTCCTTGCGTTTTTTCGTTGTTCCTGCTCCAAAGTTGATACCGACAACGTTAAAATCCGATGCATATTTGGCTAAACCCTCGACAATATAGACACCCCAACCGATATCGACACAGATAACCTTGGCTTTTGTCCGTCTTTGTATTCTTAAAATGGATTTAATTATCTTGTCTGAGGTCTTTCCATCCACCCATTTTCCTTTATCGATGGTAATAATGTCCAAAATACGGACATTTTTGTATAAATCCATGCAGGCAAGGCATACATCGATGTTGTCTTTTCCTTTGTAGGCACTGTCGACACCCAAAAAGTACGTAAATCCATCTTGTAAAGGGGAATCGTCCAAACGAATATTCGAAAACATGGATTCATCGCTATAATTTTCCAGTTCGCATAGGAAATAGCGTTGACACGTACTCTGTACCTTGAAGAAATCCGACTGTACGACTTGTTGTGTATTTCGTATTCGTCCTTCTTCGATGGCAGTACGAACATCCATCCAAATAATCAATGTATCTTCAGGAGGATTTTCTTCTGTTAGCTTGTCGTAGAACATTCCCTCGTGGTGAGGGTTGGAAATTTCAATTAAAAGGTCTTTTTCTCCGTCTACATTGGAGAATTCTCTTCGTCCTATCTCGACATACGATTCGTTTGGAACAAGTCCTGCTTCGTCAAGCATATAATCGCCACCTCGACCGATAGCCTGATTGGACTTCTTGGCATCGCTAGAACTTGCACCTAAGGTAATGGATTCGATTGAGCCTCCCCCTTTAAAGGATAGCTTTTCTTTGGAAACCGAGGTCTGCAGTTTTTCGATCTTGTCCTGATTGTCGACAAGCAATTTGCTTTTGATATCCTGATGTGCATTTTGAATGTGCTTTGTAACATGGCCCATAATAATGCGAGTTGTTGCTTCTGTTCCAGCAGCGACCTGTAAAGTATGTCCGTTCGCACCGATATAAATAGCAATCTGCCCCATCAAATACGATTTTCCGTACTGTGAAGTGGTAACGACAACGATTTGATTGTATTTATGTGTTTCGTAGTGTTCGATAACTGCCCCAAATATGACGGCTTGTGTAAAGTACAGATTTGTTTCAAAACACGTTGTAGCTTCGATAGCCCCTTTCATGGCTAATCGTTTGGCTTCAGACATTTCGATGTTGATGCGCTTGTAATGCTTAGGAATGTACCCTCTTGTCCATTTCTCTAGGTTCTCTTTTGGTTCTGCACTCTCGCACAGTTTGACAACCTTTTCCTGAATTGAATTCAAATAGTCTATTCCTCTACGTTTTCAGACGATACTTCCTTGACTTCGACATCGATAGGTTCGCCCAAGACCTGACGGATTCTACGTTCGACAATCGCTCTTTCGTCCTCGATTGTTAGATTCTGATTGATGTTAACATTTTTATTCACGTAGACACCTTCCATCTTATTAGCAATATCTAAAGCCTTTAATCGGTCTTTTGTTTCTGCATCAGGCTCGATATCTCCCATAATCACTCCAGTCAAATACATGAGCTTTTCTTCGTAGGACAACTGTTTTGCCTTTAATCTGTGATGATTACGCTTGGAAATACGATTTTTTACATCTGAATCGTTTAAAACTTTCCATCCGTACAGATAATTAGCACTATCGGTTGCCTGAGGTCTATATTTTTTGACGATTTGTTGCATATCTTTGACTGTTCCATCTGGACACGTTTCCATAAATTCCATAAAGATACGATCTTTAAGATTCATCTCCTGAATTTGTGAGTATGTCTTGGTCTTGTCTTTACGCGCTTTGTTCTTTTGTCTTGTCTTTTTCTGTACTAATTCACCCATTCAAATTACACCTCTTACTACATATAAAATTTTAACATTGAATTTTGAAAACGGACTTTCCACAAAAATCATGTGTATTTTTTTCGAGTTCGTTTTTTCGTGTTTGGAAAAGATTTTTCAAGAAAAGGGGGTGTATTTTCTTAAATCTGTACATTTAAACCTTATTTTTGTGAAAAATTCTCAAATATCTGTCTTAAAACGTTTATTTTTGCAATTTTAATTTAGTCATTTTATTGTTTAATTTGGTCATTTTATGAAATTTGACTAAATTGAAGTAGTTAGTTAAGGCTAATCGAGTTTGAAAAAATATGTGGCTCGGAAGGGGGGTATCTATATATATTTCCCCCTCTTTAATTCTGTTGCGTTTTTCAAATAATATATGATTTTCATATGATTCATTCATACGTTTCTAAGCTCCATAAAGTACATTCTAAGCGTGATAATTATAAAAGGCACTAAGATACCACACACAACAAGAAACGCCTTAGAATGCATTTAAACAGGCTTATACTAAGCAATTCTATTTTATGCCATTCATTCAAGACATAAAAAAAGAGCCTTTAAGTAAAGGCTTTTCAAGCGATATTTTCAAGTGGTGTAGTTGAAAGCGACAAAAAAAAGAGCTAGACATTTTAATGTCTAACTCTGCAAGATAAGTAAATTATATAAATTATTATAGGAATCAATATCCATATAACAAATTTTAAGAAGAAACCTAAACCAATCATAAATAATAATATTCTAATCATATTACTGGATTAACCTCTTAGGCAATACTCTGCAATACTAAGAACAATAAGAACTAAAGCAGCATAGCAAACAATATTTAGAACTATTTTACCTATAAAGGCATAAATATATATTTTATTATTATTCATGCTTTACACCTCTCACGCCGTCTAAGTAGTCTAAGAAGTCTTTATTTTCAAAACGTTCTTTTATTTCTTCTTCTGTTAGAGAACGAAAGCCGTATTCGTAGTCAAAAGTGACTAGACGATCATATATATCATAATGCGTTGCACCCACTAATTCGTTTACAATATCAGGAGTGGACAACATAATAAAGTTGCGTTCTAAAAGCGTTTCCAGGCCGTCGTTGTTGTTTGCATATAATTCATACTGTTCTAGTTTTGAATCATACAACCACTGATTATACAATTCTACTTGTTTTTCTAAGTCTAAGCTTTTAAATGTTTCTTGCTTCATGATTTTATACCTCCTTTTAATTAGTTAGCAATAAACAAAGCATGGTGCCTTATTTCTGGTGCATACTGACAAGCAACAACAAATTTTTCTGTATTATCATATTTTTTGACCGTTTCGCACAAGTCATGCTCACTCGCTCTGTCTAGATAGTAAATATACCCTTTATGCCCGTTATATTCAAAACGTGCATAATTATAATAAGTATAGTCTTTAATAAATTGATTGAAATGATACAGTTTTCTTCTTTTCCCTTTTTCTTTATTTTTTAGCATGTTTTAACCCTCCTTTTTTTATCTTCTAATTTCTTCAAGAATGACATCATGTTCATCATCAATTTTGTAGTTGTATTCTATATCAGAAACAGAAGTATAAGAGTATTTGCCTTCTGGTTCTTTATCCGTTGTTTCCTGAACCTCTAGAATACTCTCTAACTCTTTTAAATTTTCAACAGTTAACCACATACCACCAATTTTGATTTTGTGTTTCATATTTTCACCACCTCTTTATAATGAAGCTGTTTTTATATTTTCGTGCTTTATACTCAATTCTGTATTCGCTATCATACATAAGTTCATGGATGAAATAACATTCATTTTCTTTCAACCCTCCATACTTATGTAAGTTCAACAATTCACACAACGCATTCGCTTGTTTGTCACTTACTAGAATTGAGTCTCTGTAAGTAAACATAAATTCACTACCTTTTACAGACTTGCATAACATTTTCATTTTTTATCACTCCGTTTCTTTACGATAATAATATATCATGCACGCATGATAAAAACAAGCGAATTAAAAGGCTTTTTTTTATAAAGCCCTTTTTTTCTTCATATCTTTAATAATTAAACCATATATGTATGGTTTTGTTTTTCCTTGTTTCTCTATCCAGTCAATAACGTTTTTTTCAGTGTTTTTATTTAATCTAAAAGAATAATTTTTATAAGCCTTTTTATTGTACTTATTTTTTGCTTTCAATTGTGCTTCTGTTACCATTTTTTAACCCTCTTTGCTTTATTTTGAATATCAAAGTTTCTTAAGTTTCTTTATATTAGCTCCATATTCATTATATAGTGAAAGCATGATACAGTAAAGTACAAAATACAAAATATAATTTTGAGAAATTTTACAAAATACAAAATCGAGAAAATAGAAAATACAAAATACAAATTTTATAAAATACAAAATCTAGAAAATAATTTTTTAAATAAAAAAATTTCCTATATATAGATATATATAATATATATAAATACTAATTAGATAATATTAGATATATTACTATCATAAGAAGAGAGAGATAAATATATATACTTAGAATATATAAACTACTTGTAGTAAATATAAACTACTTAAGTTTATTACATAGTATTACGTATATTATTTCTGCTAAGAAATAATATTAAGTAATACATATAGAATATGATCTAATAATAGTGCTAAATATAAAAAAAGAATTTCTTGGCGAACCTCGAAATTCTAAAATATCCTCCGTATATGTTATTTTAAACCGTACACATTCCCTGCCATATCTATTCTTCTGTATTCAAAAACGTAAAAAATGGAGGATTTATTCAATCAATGTCTATATGCCAGTCTGTTTTTGCGACTCTATTGGTGATGACCGAAACGTTGTTCTTAATATATGTGTACGGACGTTAGATATGGCACATTGCTATTCGCTTGTCGTAAGGCTTGATACAGGCTTGTTTTGTCTGCCTGAATGTATTTGCCTATCTTCGCTTACAATCGCTCTCTATATGCTCGTTTAATGCCTCTATATGTCTGTTGCACCCTAGGGGTAGTTTTTCTGTTGCGATTGGGCGTACTGTGATTGGGGGTACTGCGATTAGTGGTATTTCCATTGAACCCCCTCCTATCTTTTCCACTGCGTTAGGTGGTGTCTTTTTATCGTGCATAATGGACATATATGCTCCATGTCCATCTGAATAAGTCGATACATCTGCATCTCTGTATGTTAAATGCCAATTTACTGAACAATTCATTGTACAATTCATTGAACGACCTCGTATGTTATGAAAAAACCCTTGTTTCTGCCTCGTATATAGAAAATCGTTGTTATTTTAACGAGCGACTGGTGAGGCATGTCCAAGGGCGAGACGAACCAATCAGCTCAATATAAGTATATCATTCTTTCATGAAATGCGATTTTTCACGATTCGTCTTTTTCCCTTGTCTGCCAGTAATATTTGTACTTCTCAGGTCTTTCGTGTCGCTTGTGCCATCTGTCATTTACAAGGACTTTCAAGACCATTTCTTCCTCGATCAATACTTCTCTGTCTCCCTTGATTTCCAAGGCTTTCCATATGCCTTTTTTATGCTTGTATAAAAGCTCACACACTCGAATGTCCTTACCATTGGTAAAATATACATCCGACTGGACTATGTCTCCCTTTATCAACTCCTGCCCTTTATAGAGTTGATACTGTTCTTCAGGATATATGTAAGGTCTCAAAGAATGCCTAACTGCACCATAAGCGATGTCTTGACTTGCCTCAATTCTGCATCGCTTAATGCACCCATTCTTCTGCCTACAGTGTCCTTGTCGATTGTCAAAATCTGTTCGGTTCTTACAACTCCACAATGTGTATGCACGTGGCAAGGTAAGTCCATTCGTTTCATGCTTGTTGTCAATGGACATACCTGCACTGTGCTAGAACCCTGATTCTGAAAATCGTTGCTAATGATGAGACATGGTCTGTTTTTGTCTAATATAAAGTCATTGTACGTTGGTAAACTGCACCAATGCACATCTCCATATCTAACCATTTCTCTATGCCTCCTAGAATGGATAATTGTAATTATCGTACTGGTTTGGATCATAATATCCGTTGTCTGATTGACTGTATTCCTGACTGTCTGCTTGTTGCCCTTGTGCCTGCGTATTCTGTTGTTGTCCTCGTTTTGTTTCCAAGAAGTGTGTTTGATTTACCAGCACTTCATTTACAGATACTGTGCTACCTTGCTTGTTCTTATACGTTCTAGACTGGATTCTTCCCTCTACACCGATCAATGAACCTTTATGTAAATACTGAGCTATATTCTCTGCCGTTTTGTTCCAAGCTACACAAGTAATAAAATCTACATCTTGCCCACTTTCGCCTGCTTTCATTCGGTTAACTGCCAAACTAAAGGTAACTGTGCTTTTGCCTGATGCTGTCTTTCTTAGCTCTACATCACGCACCAATCGTCCAATCAATACCACTTGATTTATCATCGTCTTAAATAACCTCCTAAACGCTCTAGCGTTCGTTCTTTATTTTCTAATGATTGTTTCAAACCAAAATTTTCTCGTTCCAAGTGTACGATATAATCATGTACACATTTCCAAGGTTTATACATTGCGTACAAGCCTTGTTTCTTAAGTACATATTCGATTGTTTCCATGTCTTCTTTTATTTCTTTGTTACGGATTTGTGCTTCTTGTTTCAATTTAACAATCTCCATATCTAAACTCTAATTCTTTAACAGATTCTTTACCGTAATTGTTTTCAGTACATACGATATATCTATCAATGTATTTTTTGTCGAAACGAACAGAATTAATCATCGTTGTGTCATAAGAATATATACAACACATCTCTATATGAAATTTTTTATTAATTTCACTAAGAATAGTCATCAATTCTTTCTTTAGATTTTCTACAGTAGTATCTCTTAGCGTTCCTACAATCGAAACAGAATATTGCGTTTGATATTCAAATGTTTTTCCGTCTTTATAACCTGATACGTTATATCCGTCTAAAATACTGACATGATATTCGCAAGGTCTTTCACTTCCACTTGTTTTAGGAAGTGAATCAAGAAATGTTTGAATACTTTGTTCTGTTTCGGTATGAGAATATGTGTTAATTAAAATATTCCCATTTACATATGTCCACATACTCATTCTTTCAAGCCTTCTCTCGTTAACAATCTGTTTTCTTTAGCCTCTTTCCAACATAAAATTTCTGCATCTGAAATATGAAACATAACTTGTAATTGTTCTAGACAAATTTGTACATCAGCCATTTCTTCAATTAGGTTTTCTCTTACTTCGGTTGGTATCAGTTCCTTATTTCGATAGCACTTGCTAATAGCTTGTTGTAATTCTGCACATTCTTCAACTGCGATGAAAAGTTGGTTTGTAATTCCGTTTTTATCGATAACTTTTTCAATTAATTTTTGTCTCATTATTATTTCTCCTCATCACGCATTGTCGTCTTGTTTTTCTAAGATATATTCGTTTCCCTCAAATCCTCCAGATGCAACAAATTTATTACACATAACTACAACATATCCTTTTTTCAAATACTCTTCTAATCTATCCGTTGGATTATTATAAGCTGTTGGATACGTTCTAACTACAACCTGCTCTTTCATTCTTCCACCCTGAAGATATATTTTTTTAACCTTTCTTTACCAATCTCATCAATGGCTTTTTGAGCAAGCTCTTCTGTGTCAAAGTAAATAGAACCTTGAAACTGATAAATAGACAAAAGTCCAACCTCTACTTTTTTATCATTATTGTTGATTCGAAGTAAATAGTTATCATCTTCATACTTAAATGTTCTTCTGCCATACTTGAGCATGATAGCTTCACATTTTTGACGTTCTACTTCAAATACTGCTTCTTTCTCTGTTAAGAATACGTTACCACGTTCTCTTCTCTGTAAATCATCTTTATCTGCGATCCAACTGAATGAACAAACTCCACCAATAGTATTGATATAACAATATTTATCTCCCTTTATCAAATCCCAAACTGTTTTAGGTTTAGGTTTTACTAGTAACTCTTTCAACTTCTCTTCATCAACTAAATATTCTGCTACTCAAAATATGGGCAAATATACCCATATCGAGATTTAACGGTTCTCACGAAATCCGTTTTGCTGTTTCATCCTGTATGCTTTTGTGTTGATTACTCAATCACTACTCACAAGTTCTTGTACAGTCCACAGCCATAAATTCCCGAATAAGCCTTCGGTACATATCTACAATCGCCTTATTATGCAACTTTGTAGATTAAAGCATCTCTCAGATTAAGCGCTGCGTTTAAGTCACGATCCATATGATATCCACAGTCACAAATATATTCTCTGTCAGATAATTTCAAATCTGATTTAATCTGTCCACATTCATGACATAACTTACTGGAAGGATACCATCGATCTACAACTCTTAATTCGATTCCATACTCCTTGCATTTTGCTTCAAGTTTTGTACGGAACTCATAAAATTTTTGCGACACAATTGCTTTTGAAAGATGCCTGTTCTTCATCATTCCTGACACATTCAAATCTTCAATCGTAATATAAGATGGTTTGGTTTTCGCAATCTCATTGATTGTTTTATTAATGTAGTCAGAACGGATATATTCTATCCTTTGATGAAGTTTCTGTACCTTTAAGACTTGCTTATTGATATTTTGCCGAGTAGCTTCTCCTTTCTTTTTCTTCAAACGCTTTTTATAGTCTTCGTATTTCCTCGAAAGACAGCGTTGTTCTCTTTTTAATTGTTTTTCAAGTTTTTTAATATTACTTGATTTATTGATACTCTTATATACTTTGCCATTACTGATAACAGCAAAGTCCTTGACGCCTAAATCAATTCCTATACCAAATTCATTTAATTCTTCATGTGATATATCCGGAATGTCCACTAATACTGATACATAGTATCTTCCTGCTCTTATGGACACATGTCCACTTTTGATAAGACATCCACTTTTTGAAGTTGGAAGATAACCTTTTTCTTTTAAACGAACCCATCCGAGCGTAGGCATCTTAATTCTGTGACGCTCGCATTGGATTACAACCCTTTTATCTGTCTTTACAAAATACATTTTGACATCCGATTTCCCTTTCTTTTTAAATCTTGGAAATCTACTCTGATGTTTAAAAAATCGTTTAAAAGCAGTCTCTGCGTTCATGATGCTTTTCTTCACGGACTTACTGCTTACTTCTTTGATCCATTGATATTCTGGATTATTTGGAATGTACTCATTATTCAGCCATTTGGAAAAGTCCATTCCGGATATGAATCGTTTTTCTTTCTGGTATATTTCTTGATTATGCGCAAGATAGAAGTTATAGACAAATCTGCATGTACCAATTGTGCGGTGAATTATTTGTATTTGTTCTGGAGTTGGGTCAATTTCCGTTTTGTAACTCTTTAGCAATTTCCTCATCCTCCTTGATCTGTTTTTTATACTTACGCAAACCATATAATCTACAGCTAAACACATGCAATATAGATATGATATCCTGAACCAGCTCTTCATTTGGAGATAATGTTTCATTATTAACCACAATAATTGAAGTATGGAATTTTTCACAAAACTTTTCAAACCAATCATATCCAAAACGGATAAATCTGTCTTTATTTGAAATAACTATTGTTTTAATTTTATTCTCCATCACTTCGTTCAAAAGTTGATTCCATTTTTTTCTATTGTAATTCAATCCACTTCCAAAATCTTCAATGCACTGTGACACGATCATACCTTTTGAATTGCAAAATGTTTTTAGAAATTCAACCTGATTCTTCAGATCATCCTTTTGATTTCTTGTTGAAACTCTAGCGTATATTACAATTTCTCTATTATCTTCTACAGTATTAATTCCTTTAAACTGTAAATATTGATCATAAGTATAATAACGCCTATCAGTTGGAGTGCGATTAGCTTTAAGTATCCCGTCTCGATCCCAACGTTGTAATGTTTTAACAGATACCCCTAGTAATTCAGCAAAATCTTTTGGTTTATAATTTGTGATATTCGATGTGTTCATGATAGTATCTCCTTTATAATATCCTTTCGTCAAACACAATATATCACATATAAGTATATTTGTCTATATTTTTAATTACTTAATGTTTTCTCCTACCATCTTATCAATCTTACGAATTGCTTTTACTTCCAACTCGCTTGCAAAATCATACGCTTCCATAAACCTTTTGCTATCAAGGTTATGCCCATTTGCTAATTCCCTAGCTAATCTAAGATTTTTCATAGCTTCTTGGCAGCAATCTCTTACTTTCATCCATCGTTGTAATTCGTTGAATTCTTCGCTCGTTAGTTTCATTCTTGTACCTCAATCCATGATTACACAATCACACATTCCCAAAATCTTTTTTAAATCTTTATCAGAATGGTTATCTTCAAACTTATCTAACTTTGCTCCACTTGGAACTTTGCCTGTTTCTATAATTTCCTTAAAGATTTTAATATTGTTCTCTGTTGCATCCATTCTTACTGCATTACAAATTTTGTCCGTTTCATGTTCTAATGAAAACTCAATAATTTGGTCTTTAGAAATAACATAAATTCCACTATATCCATCTACGAAATATTTATTATTCCCACCTTTAGATACTCCCAATAAATAGCATTCTTCACCAGGTTCAAATAACTGATAGAAGAATCCACTCATGTCGTAAATTTCGTTAGGGCAATAACAATCAAATTCCAAATATCTTTCCATATCCTTATGGACTTCTTTTAATTTCATTTTCTTTAATTCGTTCATTCCTGTACCTCAATCATCTTATCAATCTTACGAATTGCCTTTACTTCCAACTCGCTTGCAAAATCATACGCTTCCATAAACCTTTTGCTATCAA